CAGCCGCCGGGTGACCAGGTGTGGTCACCGCATCAGGGTGCAGTACTGAAGATCTCCACGGCTGCGATGGCGCGAGCCTTGTCGCGCGGGTTGTCGATGCGCCAGTAGAGCTGGAGCAGCCGGCGTTCGTCGTCGTTTAGCTCAGGCGCGAGCAGCGTGGTGTCGAACAGGGCTCCTTCGTCCACTACAAGGACGAACGCCCGGAGGCTTTCATCCTGCGGGCATCCCAGCGCGGTGGCGAGCCCGCAAACCACGTCGATTTTAGGCAGGGACTTCGGCTCCCCGCACGGGTTGGTCCAGAGCCGCAGCTGAGCTTCTGTCACCAGACCACCGGACTTCGCGGCTACCTCCCTCAGGCTGCGCCTGGGGGCGTGCTTGTTGATGAGCTTTCGCACGGCATCGGCTGCCATGGCACCCCTCACTTCTCGCTAGGTGTCAGAGATTCTCACACACCACCACTGACTGCGCGAAAATCTCGCGTATAACACAGTTTTCGAGAAAACTTGACGAACGACGCGCCGTTCCGCGACGATCTCTCCATCGCTGCCAGACACGGAGCGTTACAGAAGTCCACCGGGAGTGACCGCCAACACCCGCAAGCGCACGCGCAGCGGACCCCCCCGGGTGCAGTTCCCCTCGCCTACCGGTGCCTGGCAGCGCCTAGACAGAGGGAGGACCACCGCGTCATGAACGACGCCCCCACATACGACCCGCTTGCAGGGCTGATGACCGTCCCAGCTGCTGCGATTGCTCTGAAGCTCTCAGAGAACTCGATCTACCGCATGATCGTAGATGGCCGACTCGCGGCGATCAGGCACGGCGGGAAGTCCTGGATCGAACCCGAAGAGATCGATGACTACCTCGCCCGGCAGCGCGTAGAAGCAGCCAGACGCCGCGAGATTCGCGCGAAAACCGCGAAAACTTCTCGAAGCGGCGGTGCTGACCGCCCTCGCGTCGTCAAAGCGTTGGCCGGGTAACCGCGATGCCCACCGCGACCGCGACCGCGACCAGCTTCCGCAAGGCCGTTGAGGACCTCCGGACCTGGCTCGTCGACCACCCCCACATCCCCATCGACTACATCGAGTTCGCCGACGAATCCGAGGTCGATATGACCTCATGCGCAACCGATGGCTTTACCGCACTGATCACCGCAGCGGACGTCGCTGACGCACTGACCGAACCGAGCATCGAAGTAACCGACCTAGACAACGGGATCGCCACCCGCCTCACGGTGTCCGGAACGACCAACGACTTGGCGGTCACCGTCACCGCCACCGTCTTAAACGGTGCCCGGCGCGCGTTCCTGCGGGCCATCAACGCCCGGCCCCTCGACGAAGCAGTCATCTGGACCACCACCGCTGCGCACCTCCGGGCGGTCGCCGCAACAGGTGGTGCCTGATGCCAACTCGGGCTCAAATCCCGCCCGACGACGATCCCCGTTTCGACCAGTGGGTACGTGACGTCGGTCCGATGCTGGAGCTGGAACTACCTGACATCCGGGTAGGGCCACCGGTCGCGGCTGGCTTGGCGCTGATCGCCGCGACCATCGGCCTGGGTATCGCGCTGGGTTTCGCGTTGGCCCTGGTGCTCGACGCCGTCACGGTGCTCCTCGCGTGCCTGCTTATCGGCGTGGGCGCGACGCTCGCGGTCGGTGCTCTGGCCTACCTCATCTGGCGGGCCGTCTGATGACAACGACGATGACGGCGCCGCCGTCGGCTGGCGGCCTCGGGGTGCTTGGGGTGCACCCAGCGGCCGAGCTGTTCCCCCTGATGGACCCCGACGAGTACGCCGCGCTGGTCGCCGACATCCGCAAAAACGGGCTACGGCAACCGATCGTGCGGACCCCCGCAGGGTCACTGCTTGACGGTCGCAACCGACTACGGGCCTGCGAGGAAGCCGGGGTAGAGCCACGGTTCGTCGTGCACCGGGGTGACCCGTGGGTATTCGCCATCGGGGCGAACCTGCCACGCCGGAAGCTCACCCACTCCCAGCGGGCGATGATCGCCGCTGAACTCGCGGACCGACCCAAAGGCCGCACCTCAAATTCAGCATCGGATCGGGTGCATTTACCGCCCACCCGCAAACAAGCCGAACGACTCCTCGGGGTGAGCATCGGTTCCCTGGACCGCGCTAAGCGAGTGGTCCGGTGCGGTACCCCAGGGTTGAAAGAACTCACTGCGACCGAAGGTGTGCAACTCACCACCGCCGGGCGCATTGCATTACTGCCACCGGAAGAGCAGGACGCTTTCGTCGCTCGCGTTAAAGAGGGCGCCGACGCACGCGCGTTGGGTAGCCCGGCTGGCGTATTCGGCGAAGCGGCAGCCAGTAGTGCCCCGTCTATTACTAGACGCGAAGCGCGCTACCGCTACGTGCAAGAGGCCACGCTGCGGGTCCTTATCGACTCGCTCGACGGCTTAGCGATGGTCCTCACCGGCGCAGAGGGTCTTGATCCGACCCTGACACCGAAACAGGCCGCCCAGTGGAGGAGCGACCTGTCTCGACGCGCAAAAACAATCAGACAACTTCAAGTCATGCTCAAGGAGCGTAGCGGATGACTACGATGACGGCGACAAAGCCACCGCCGAGACTACTGTCGAAAAATCCAGCGGCAACGTTTGTCGTGATGGAAATCGAACCGGTGCTGCTGACGGTCGACCAGACAGTGCAACGACCTCTTGACGGTGTCCGGGTAGCGCAAATCGCGGCCGATTTCGAACCCGAATCATTGGGTGTGATCACCGTCAGCGAACGCGCCGATGGAACACACCACATCATTGACGGACAACATCGCATAGCGGCTATGCGAGTCATCGGTAGAGACAAAACACCGGTGAATTGCGTACTCTGGAAAGGTTTGACCAGAGCTGAGGAAGCAGCAATGTTCCGTCGACTTAACAATACGAGGCAAGTCCAAGTTTTGGACCGGTTCCGGGTTCGTATTGTTGAGGGCGATATGGTGGCCTGCAAGCTGAACGAACTGCTCGAATCTCACGGTTGGACCATCCGGAAAGCCAAGGCGCAAGGTTCATTCTTCGCGGTCAGTGCGCTGGAGAAGGTTTACAACAAGCCCCCCGGTGCTGATGTCGACACTTGTGATGCTTTACTGCGGGTCGCGACGCACGCGTGGGGTCACGAATCGGATGGTCTCCGCGCTGAGATCGTCTCCGGTTTGGGTGCGCTGTTGCGTAAATACCCGCAACTGGACACCCCGAAGCTGGTCACCGAACTAGCAAAGCTGGAAGGCGGTCCACTCGGGCTGATCGGCAAAGCAAAGCAGTTACGAGACATTCGCGGTGGGCTCATTCCCGACGCGATGGCCGAGATCCTTGTGAATTTGCATAACAAGCGGCGCCAGACTAACCGCTTGCCTGAATGGGGTAATGCAGCGTGAAAGTCAAATCACCTATCGTCATCAAACGGCGCGTACCGAAACGTGGCCTGATGGCCGTCAACGAACTCCTCGTCCGGGAAGGCCGCAAAGCCCTCCGGGCCGGCGCCCGCAGTCGAGGTCGGCACCACCGTGGCCCCGGCTTTGTCCACCGGATCTGGACGGACCTAAGGGCAGCGGCAGTGGCCGCAGCCCAGGTGTTCTCCGGATGATTCACGGTGGCGGTGCGGCATGAACGTCGAGCAACGCACGGCTGCGCTGGAAGTCGCCGCGAAAGCACTGGTCTGCGCCCGAGTCGACGACTGGCCCCAAGCCAGCGACGCCGTCCAGGAGCTGCACGACTCCTACCCAGGTGAAGGCATCCAACTACTGCTCCTTGCCCTGTCCGACACCCTGCTGCGCCACCAAGGCGGTACACCACCACAGCCCGACGCAGTGGTCCTCCCGATGTGGGTCGACACCGCCACCGGCACTACCTCTCTCGCTGATGACGTGCCACCACCGATCCGGTGGGCGGGACGCTTCATCGCCGCGAGGGCAGCCAACGACGAAGACGCCTGCGCGGCGCTATTCAATTCCATTGCTACCGACGAGGAGTTCACCGAAAACGTCTGCGCGGTCCTGGAGATCGTCGCGGTCAGCCTCAACGTGATCATGGGCGAGCCGCCGTCATGAGCGCACCCAAGGTCAAGCCCGTCAACCCGTGGGCCATGCCAGATGGCCAACTGGTCCTACCCGCTGACGCACCCCGTGATCAGTGGCTCGAAGAACGGCGCCGTGGCATCGGCGGATCTGATATTCCCCTGCTCATGGGGGTATCGGCCTACGGCACCGAGTACGAGCTGTGGTTGGACAAAACGGGGCGCGCTGAACACAAAGCACAAACCGAGGCGATGCGTCGCGGCAATTGGTTGGAACCACACGTTGTCGGCTATTTCGCTGACGAAACGAAGCTCGCTGTTCGACGGTGCGGGCTTGTTGCGCACCGGGAGTCCCCGATCCTGCGGGCCACCCCCGACCGGCTCACCGACGACGGCGGTTGCTTAGAAGTCAAAACCATCGGCACGTGGGCTCACGTTAACGCAGAATGGCGCGACGGTGGGATGTCACGTCACGCCTATGTCCAAGGTCAATGGCAGCTGCTCATCACCGGCCGCACGCACCTATGGCTTTGTGCGTACGCCATCGACCAGGAACCCATGATCCGTGGACCCATCGAACGAGACGACGCGCTGATTGACCGGATGCGGAAACGAGTGTCGAACTGGTGGGACACGCACGTTATCGGTGACGAACCACCACCCGTGGACCTCGACACGATCACCGACGAAGAGATCGCGTTGCGCTGGCCCACGGAGGAACCAGGCGCCACCAAGGCAGCGGAATGGCCCGCATACCTACGGGCGATGCTGGCCGAACGCGCTGAGGTACTCAAATTCGAAACCGAAGCCGCCAAGCGGAAGAAGGAAATCGACCAAGCCTTGAAGGTGATGATCGGGGACGCCGAATCCTTGCTCGTCGGCGACCGACCGGTGATGACGCTGAAAACGCAGAAAAACAGCGTGACGACTGTGTTACCCGCGCTGGAATTCGACCACCCAGAGATCTGGGCTGACTACATCAAACGCGGTACACACCGCCACCTGCGTATTGTGAAAGGCTGGGAGAACGCGTGAGCACCGAAGTGGCCACCACCCAAGGTGGCCAAGGCACCCTCGCACTCCGTGGTGACCAGATCGACTGGACACCAGTACAGCGCGCTGCACTCGACCAGATCGGTATCACCGAAGCTCCCATCGGTGATCAGCAAGTGTTCTTGCACGTCTGTCAGCGCACCGGTTTGGACCCATTCGCTCGACAGATTTACCTCATCGGCCGCCGCGACCGAGACTCGCCCACTGGCAAAAAGTGGACCATTCAAACCGGCATTGATGGTTTCCGTTTGTTTTGTGAACGGGACAATCGTTACGCCGGTGAAGGTGACCCCGCCGCTGAATGGTGCGGACCCGATGGTGTGTGGAAAGAGATGTGGGCTGACGACGACAACCCACCCGTCGCCGCCCGGTTCACTGTCCGACGGGTAGACCAAGACAACCCCGTCCGGGGTGTTGCGCATTACCGCGAGTACGTCCAAACCAAATTCGACGGCGAGCCGAACCAGATGTGGCGGACGAAAGCCGCCGGTCAGCTCGCGAAATGCGCTGAAGCGTTAGCCCGACGCCGGCTGTTCCCGCAGGACTTGTCCAACGTCTACACCGACGACGAGATGGCGCACCTCGAAAACCCGGAACGCCCGATGGTCATCGACTCACCGCAGCGACAGGAGGACCAAGAGCCGGACTGGGACCTGATGATCAAAAACGCCGAGGCCCGCCAGGACAAGGCCGCGCTCACCGAGGTGTGGAAGCTCGCTCGCGGACTGCGAGCCAACGACACCAAGCTGCTGGAGCGCATCGCGGCGGCCGGCGAACGGGTCACAGCACTACTGGCCGAGCCGCCGGCAAAAGCAGCTGAACCAGCGGTGAACGTGTGCGTGGTCGACGAGTCCGTGGGCGGCGACAGCGGCCCCGCCGAGAAAACCCAGCGCAACCGCCTGTTCGCGTTGCTGCGCGACGGTGGGGTCAACGGATCTGACCGCGCGATGCGGCTGCGCATTGTCAGTCGGATCCTCAACATGCCCCCCGCGACACCGGTCACCAGTTTCGACCAGCTCACCGCCAGCGAAGTCACCACCATTAACGATTTCCTCCAGCGCCACAAAGACGACGGCGACCTCATTCACACCCTCGCTGAACTCGGCGTCACGCACCCCGAAGCGGCTGAGGAACCGCCCCATGACTGAAACGTCGCGTCATGACCGACGACGAATTACTTACCCCACCTGAAGTCGCAGAGATCCTTCGCATACCGCTAACCACGCTTAGGCAATGGCGCCACCGCCAAGTCGGGCCAAGGAGTTTCCGACTCGGCGGCAGCGTCCGCTATCGCCGCAGCGTTGTTGAAACCTGGCTAAGCGAAAGCGAAGGGACCACAGCAAAGGAGGCTTGGACCCCGTGACCATAGAGGCGATCCTTATTGTGCTCGCTATCGGTGCGGCGGGTGGATTCCAAGTCGGCCGATCGTCCGCTGAATCCAGCCGCGCCCGCCACGACATGAACAAAGTGTGGGACAACCGCGCTAACTACCGGGACAGGAAAGATAAGTGACCAACTCTGATTACTGCGCGGTGATGCTCGTCGTCGACCGCAGCGGGTCAATGGATTCTATTCGCACGTCCGCTGAAGACGCGATCAACGAATTCATCCACGACCAGACACAGAGCCCCGGCAAACGCACCATCCGCATCGCCCAGTTCGACTACCACCGCTCGCGCACCCGGTACGAAACGGTGTGCCCCTCCACTGACCCCTCCCTGATTGAGCCTTTCGAGTTGGACCCCTGCGGTGGCACACCACTACTCGACGCTATGGGCAGATCCATCGAAGAGTTCGGGCTCGAACTCTTGGCGCTACCCGAAGACGAACGTCCCGGCGTTGTGATCCTCGCCATTATGACCGATGGCCTGGAAAACTCGTCCAGAGAATTCACCTGGCTCACCATCAAAGCAATGGTCGAACACCAGGAACGTGAGTACGGTTGGAACGTTGTTTACCTCGGCGCTAACCAGGACGCCATTGAGGTCGGAGCCCGAATGGGAATCCAAGCCGGTAACACAATGACCTACGCAGCGACTGATCACGGCACCCGCTCAGCGGTCGGCTCAATGAACTCCTATGTCGTCGCCGCCGCGTCCGGTCAATCAGCTGCATTCACCGATGAGCAGCGAGAGGACGCTGCGAAATGAGCATCCTTAACACCGACCTCCACATCCGGGAACGGGTGCGCTTCGCCGTCCACCTTGAGTTGGTAGCGAAAGACGCCGCGAAACTGGCCGCCGCGTTGCGCGCTGAAGACGACACCGAAGCATTCATCTGTCTCATCACCATGTCCCTCAGCCTGACCATCCTCGACGACCTCCGGAAGGTATTCGAACAGACGCTCATCGCAGCGAAGACTAAAGCCCCCGACGACGCTTCCGCTCTAATCAAGGAGAACAAATCCCCGTGAATGCAGTAGCGATTTCCGAACAACAGGAACCGCTCGACGGATTCGCCACCGCCCGACTGAAAGTTGTCGGCGTCGGCATCGACGAAATTGCCGAACCCCCGAACATCGACGATGTGATGACCCTCCTGGTGCGAGTGGTCTGCACCGGTCGCGGCGTGAAGCGAATGAAAGACGGAGAGCTGCGTCGGGAAGCAACCATGTCCGTACTGGAAATGGAAGTGAAGGAAGGCCCCACCAAACCGACTGGTGCTCCCGACTTGTTCAGCGTCAACGACGACGACGACTGAACAATGACCACCCCGAATTCCGGACGTAGCCCGCCGACGACATTGACGGGACACCCCGTCGGTGATGCCGTCGTCCCCGCCGCGCTGCGTTTAGTCGGCGCGGTCCGAGACGGCAACGTAACTGAAATCACCGAAGCCATCGCCAGTGCGCGCACCGCTGCTGATGACCACCCGTATTGGCGGACCGCCCTCATTCTGGTGCTAGCTGGGATGGTCGATGACAACGCCACACCTAGCGAACTGCTCGCATGGACTGGCTAACGGGGGGGCTCGCAGGGGTGACCTGGTTCAAAGTCGACGACTCATTCCACTCGCATCCCAAAATCTTAAAAGCGGGCAACGCGGCTGTTGGACTGTGGGTGAGGTGCGGTTCCTACTGCGCCGAGCACCTCACCGATGGGCATGTTTCGAAAGACATCGTGGAGCTTTATGGAACGGAAACTCAGACGTCCCGGCTGGAGGTCGCGGGGCTCTGGGTGCCCGAGGACGGCGGGTGGGCCATGCATGATTACACCTTCTACAACCCAACTAGTGCTCGCGTGGTTGATCAACGAAAAGCGACTGCAGAACGCCAGCGCCGTGCACGTCAAGCGGCACGGTCACGGCGTGACTAACGCGTCAGTCACGCGTGAGTCACGCGTATGTCACGGCGTGAGTCACGGTCCCCCCGTACCAACAACCAACAGCACCTCGCTGCGCTCGGTGACTGCTCAAGATCAACCCAAAGTCAAAACCGGCTGCCGCCCCCGCTGACGCGGGGTTGCCTACGAACAAAGCTGCGTCCATTTCGTCCGTGGTTTTTTCGGAACTCAAGTTGATCTGTAACTACTGAACGCGCGCGCGCAAAAAAGGAAAGGTCAGCGTGAAGGATCTCCTCTTCGCCGAACTACGAGCCATAGCGCTGGCCCAACCCAAGCCGTGCGGTTACTGCCATGCCCTCACCGGTGAGCTGTGCGTCAACTCGAAATCCGGTGAAGTTCTCGAACACGCCCCGGCTCATTGGGCACGACTCAAAAACACCTTTCACACCAGCCAGGAGGTGAAGCCATGATCGCCGTTACTTGCGCCCATTGCGGGGAATGCTCAGGCCAGGAATCGTGCGCTCCTGATCAGTCCGAGGACGGCGTCGATGTGTCGATTTGCTTCACTTGCGCCGGCGCCTCAATCTTCGAAAGGTGCCCGTGTTGCGGTTCGGCTATCAGCCGCCTTCCCACCGCTGAACAGAGCGCTCTAATCGACGCCGTGCCAGCCGTGATTATTGCCCGTCGAGCAATCGCGGACAATAGTGATTCGGTGGACGCCGCCGTCACTGCAGCATGGCGGGAGGTGCTCAATGAACGGGATTAGCACCAGCATTGTTCCGCCCGGTTTACCGACCATTGACGACGAAGAGGAAATTCCCGAGATCGAGGTTCGGGTCGAGCTGCTGGAGGCCGATGGAACGTGCCGAATGGCGACTGCTACCCTTCCGGCTAGCGCCAGTGATGTCGATTTGTCGTACGCATTGGTTTGTTGCCTTCGCGGTCTCGCCGAAATGCGGGGACCGGGATTGCGATCAGCAGTGCAGCGATGGGTGCCGGAACAATGACAACAACTCCATTGTTGATCCAAGGTGACGCGCTGCAATTGCCGTTCGCTAACGCGTCTGTCGATTTGATCGTAACGTCGCCGCCGTATTGGTCGCTCCGGTCGTATTCTGATGGCGGCGAGCATTACGAGGGACAGATTGGGTCTGAGCCGACGTGGCAGCAATATCTTGGCAACCTGGTCGAATGCACCCGCGAAATGATGCGCGTATTAAAGTCATCCGGGTCCATTTGGGTCAACCTCGGCGATAAATACGTCGCCGACAACCGTGGCAGTGGTGTTGACGTCAAACGCCGTAGGGCCAAGTATGCGCCAACCGGTCCCGCAGGGTTCGTTGGTCGTGACCTAGCGCGACAGAAATCGCTCATGTTACTGCCACACCGGTACGCGATTAGTTGCGTCGACGATCTCGGGCTGATTGTCCGTCAAGACCAGGTATGGGAAAAAGCCAACGGGCTGCCGGAGTCGGTGACCGACCGAACACGGCGCAGTCACGAATACCTGTTCCATATGGTAAAACATCCTCGCTACTACAGCGCGGTGGACGAGATCCGCACCACCCACGTAAAAGATTGGAAACCGGGACGCGCGGGCGGCCATACCTACCAGGCAATGAAATCGCCCGGGGGAAAAGACTCAAACCTCGCCACCAGTTCACCCAACTTGTCCGGCGCGCTTCCAGGGTCGGTGTGGTCGATCGCATCACAACCGCTAAACGTGCCAGATCACATCAGCCACGCCCGATGCTGCAACGGTCGTAAGGGGAAAGGCTGCGAGGACGGCCTCGATCATTACGCAGCTTTCCCATTCGCGTTAGTGCGCCCGATCATCCAGGGTTGGTCACCTCGTGAGGTGTGCACCGCTTGCGGCGAGGGACGCCGGCCGGTTGTCCGGACGCAACGACTACGCGGTGCGGAGCCTGTCAGCGGAGCACTTTACGAGGTCGGGAAGTTCGCTACAGCCACTGCCAGGCACCACATTGAACATACCGAACGGGAGATCACGGCTAGCGCCTGCTTGTGTTCGGACACCGCTGCCCCGGTCACGCCAGGTGTTGTGGTCGATCCGTTCGGAGGTACGGGCGCTACAGCGTTAGTCGCGTCGATGGCGGGCAGACTCGGCATCAGTGTAGATGCCAGTTGGGATTACGGCGACTTGATCGCTAGGTGGCGCGTCAACGACCCGAAGGAGCGCGCCCGTGCAGCCGGACTAGACCCCGGTGCGGTGGCACGGATTCCAGTCGTGGATCCCGCGCAAGGCTCACTGCTGGATTTGTTGGGCGGTGTTGTATCGTGATCGCCGATTTGTTGGATGTGGATCGGGGTCGGCCCTATGTGATTGGGGTGGATTCGGCTCTCGCCAGAACTGGTGTGGGGATAATTGAACGAGTTGGCGATAGTGTCCGCGCTCGGACTTTGGTTATCTCGACCGCCCTGACCGATGATTCGGTTGCTGGGCAGAACCGTCGAATTAAAGCGGTCGCCGCTGGTGTCAAGTCGACAGTTCCCCCCGATGGTGGCCAGTTAGCGCTTATCGAAGCGCCCGCCTATGAGGCGTTCGGTGGCAATGCGTTGGAACGGGCCGCCGTCTATTACCACATCGTTGACATCCTCCTGCACCTCGACATTCCCCTCGCCACAGTTAGCCCGCTGACCCTGAAGAAGTGGGTTACCGGCTCAGCTGGGTCAGCGAAACACCCCGTTGAGAAGCGCCACATTGTTGCCGCGATGCACCAAATGTGGCCTGGTTTGCCGTGCACGAGAAGCGACCTGCGGCACCACGAATGTGAAGCGCTCGGGATGGCTCACATGTGCGCGCAACATTTGGGGTGGCCGGTACCGGTACGCAAACACCACGGGGTGCCATTAGCTGTCGTGAAATGGCCGTGAATACATGGAACCACTGCGCCTATATATGGGCGATGACTATCCAATTGTGCCGTGTTGGATAGATCCCCACTGCTGGGTTAATCCCGCGACCGGGGGAATCGCTGAACGTTTACACCCCCCGAAAGTTGCTTTGCATTGGGTGGTGGCAGTAGTGGACTGCCCCCACTGCGGCGCCGAACACGAACATCACATGGCCGCGAGAGTCGGTTGGGGTCATTACCGAGCCGGCTGCTCGAAACGAGACAACTCACTCGGCTACTACCTGATCACCGAGTGAGGGAAAAGGCTTGGCGGGGACGGTCACCCACTAAGTACCAGAGATAGGGCGCTAGACCGGTTGGGCGCTCCCCCTGCGATTTGTCCCTGGTCGCCAAGCACGCAACAAATACGACCGATTCTCATCATCAAGAGAGGTATCACGAATGTCTACGCCCACCGCAACAGTCCTGACCATCACCTGCGATGACGCCCTGGAGGCACTGCGCGCTGTCGTCGCCGAAAAGGGTGAGGACTTCAGTTACCAACCCCCAGCTGACGGCCCCAAGGGCACGTGTGTGTACGTCTGGAAAATCGACGATGAACTCCAGCCGCTGTGCATCGTCGGCTGCGCTTTGGCCCGCCTCGGCATCCCGCTGGGGCTGATGGCTGACGCCGAATTCAACAGCATCAACGTCCACGCCCTCGCCGGTCGGCTCGCTCAGCACGGCTACATCATCGAGGAGGAGGCACAGCTGCTTTTCCGGTCCGCGCAGATCGTTCAGGACGCCGCGATGATCGGCAAAGCCGATGCCGACTGCGGGTGCGAGTCGTGCCAGGAGAAGCGGGACGCGACCTGGGGTGCGGCGCTGCGCCGCGCTGAGGCGTGGGCTTCGGATAACGCCGCCCGGAAGGCCGCCGACGCCACCGCCCCGGCCCCTGCTGCCGCTGGCCCTGCTGCCGCTGGCCCTACCGATGACGCCGTTGCTGCTGCGATCGACGCCCCCATTGCTGCGGCTGACGCCCCCGCTGAAGGAGCCGGTGCCTGACCTACCCGCCGAGGAGGTCGACACCTGCCCGCATTGCGGTGCCGACCTCCTCGGCGAACCAATCCCCGAACGATTCCAGCACCCCGGTCACGGGACGCGGTATCGGCGTGCGCTCGCCGTCGAGATCCGTGGCGTTTACGACGGCCCGCTTTTCTACGGCTGCCCGTTCTGCTGGGGGACCTGGCCCCGATTCGGTCCGACTGACCCGCTTTGGCCCGCATCCGAGAAGTACCGCGCCCGCTTCACTAAGGAAATGAGACATTCCCATGACAACGGCATCAATGACAACGGCATCAACTAGATTCGGTATCGACCCTGACTTGATCACCGGTGATGAGATCGAGTTCCGTCGCGACGACCGGCAACTCATCACGCTGCCCAGAGGCACCACCTACTCCCGGCTCATGACGATCCTGGAGGCGAAGAAGCGGGAACAGGAAACCGTTTCCGATTTCCGCCGCGAATTCAACTACCGGCCCGCTGATGGGGCAGTAGCGACCGCGATCGTGCTGAAAGCACGCTACGGACTGGTCATGGGCAAAGCGATCCAAACCATGTTCGGGGACCATCCCCCGGAGGTGCTGGAGATCCCAATCGGTCCCGGCGGAAAGACCGTGCAAGCCCCGTGGGGTCGGATCCAGATCCCCATGATCGACGGCGGCGACGTTTATCTCGGCGCCACCGAACACCGCGACTACGGCGAGATCTTCGAGATCATGATCCGGGCGAAGCGGATGTTCAACAAGGAAATCGAAGAGTTCTTCGCCGACGTCGCCGAGCAACTCAAAAGCGCATCCATCTACCGGGGCAAGGCCGTCGCTGGTGCTGATGAGTTGACGTTCATTGAGGACCTCGACCGGTTCGACCCGACGCAGATCGTGTTCGCGTCCGGTGTCCAAGCGTCCCTGGACGCGGCGTTGTTCTCACCGCTGCGTCACCCGCAGTCCTACCGCAGCGAAGGCATTCCCCTGAAGCGCGCGGTGCTCCTTTACGGCCCGTACGGGACCGGTAAAACCAGCGTCGGAATGATGACCGCGAAAGAGGCCGTCGCCGCTGGCTGGACGTTCGTGATGGCCCGACCTGGTCGTGACCGCGTGGAGGACGTTCTCACCACCGCGAGGTTGTACGCCCCATCCGTGGTCTGGATTGAGGACGTCGACACCGACACCGGCAGCACCAACCCCAAAGCCGTGTCGAAAATGCTCGACGCCTTCGACGGAATCACCACGAAAAGCGGTGAGATCATCGTCGCGATGTCGACCAACCACATCGGGAAAGTGCCGCCGGGAATGCTCCGTCCCGGCCGCCTCGACTACGTTCTGGAGATCGCCGGCCTCGACCGTCCGGCCACTGAGCAGCTCATCCGAGTCGTGGTCGCACCCGGCAAACTCGCCGATGATGTCGATTTTGACGCGGTGTACGCCGAAATGGACGGATTCCTCCCGGCCTTCATCCGCGCTACGGCCGACCGGGCCCGTTCGTTCGCCATTCACCGCATGAACGGCAGCACCGATTATGTGTTGACCACGCAGGATCTGGTTGGTGCTGCCCGCAGTTTGCACTCGCAGCTGAAGCTCCACCAGGACGCCGCTGACCCAGCACCTTTGCCCACCCTCGACACGGTTGTCAAAAACCTTGTTACCGGTGGCGCGGCTGGTATGCGCATCCTCGGTCCAGGGCTGCCGGATATGAAACTCGTGCCACCGGCTGAGCTGGCACGCAATGGGGTGCGATAAATACCAGAATTCACCGAAGCAGCAGACAGCAGAAAAGGGAGGAACACGGTGATCACATTCACCGAACAGGATGCTCTGAACGGACTGCGGCAAGCCGTCAGCGGCCGGGGCGCGAGCTACATCTACCCCCAGGGCACGTGCGTTTATGTCACCGACGTTAACGGCGACCTCGAACCCAGCTGCATGGTCGGGTACGCCCTGGTGAGCATGGGTGTGCCCATGCGCCTGATCTACGAATCGTTTTGCAATAGGAACTCGTTTCCCTCGCTCGCGACCTTCCTGGCCCACTCCCACGGCTACGACTTCACCCCCGGCGCCATCAAAGTTTTTACCGCAGCGCAAGCGGTCCAAGACAAAGGCGCGTGCATATGCGAGTGCTGCACCTGCGCAGCTAAGAAAAGGGGTACATGGGGTGAAGCGCTCGCCGCCGCGCAGCGATACGCCACCGAAACCAGCATCGACGCCGCCGTCAATGACGTAATCGCCGCCGCCGAAGCGCTCACGCTCACCGCCGACGCGGCCCTAGCCACCGTCTAAACGAAAGAAGAGAAAAGAATGAATACCCGTAGGGTCCTGCTCACCCTGGCTGCGTTGGTGGGTTGCGCCACGCTGGCCGGTGGGTGCGCGGTAGCCGACCCTGACACCAGCCAAGCCGTATTGCGGTACTCCGGTGGCTGGTTCTCATCGCAAGCGTTCGACCGGTGCATCGGCCCTGGTGTCCGTGACGTTACAAGCCCTGGGATGCAGCACTTCTACTACCCGCAGGGCCAGCGAACGTTCACGTTCTCCGACGCCGCTGGATCTGACGCACCACCGCTGCTGGTGTCCACGAACAACCAAATCAAACTCACCGTTCGGGGCACCGTCACGTTCCGCCTGAACACCGACTGCACCGACTACAAGGAATACCGGACGGTGAAAACCCCGACCGGTGATAGGCAGGTGTTCGACCGCGACTGGCCCGGTGGCCTGTTCCAGCGATTTCACGACACGATTGGGAGACATAACAACGCTTTCGCCACAAGCGGTGGCGATCCGCAACCCGACGGTTGGGACGAGGTTGTGCGTCGCTATGTGGGCGACCCCATCAACAAAGCAGCGAACGACGCAGGTTTGCATTACACGTGGCAGCAGCTCTATAACGACCCCGCGAAAAACGCTGAATGGCAACAGGCCGTCATAGCGGAGCTTCCGAGCCGGGTCATTCAGCAGGCCGGCGCTGACCACTTCATCATCGACAACGTGCAGCTCCTGCAACCGACCCTGCCGGACGTGCTGAACGGTGAGATCGAGAACAACCAGGCCGCTGGTTTGCGTAGCGCCACCGCTGACACCGACCGCACTGCCGCTGAGCGGTTCCCCGGTGGAATCCAGGGCTACCTGGATTACCAGCAGAAGCTGGCCGTGAACCAGGCCATCAAGGACGGCAAGGTTCGAGTCATTCCCATCCCGCAGGGCTCACCCGTGATTGTTTCGGGTAGCTGACCATGGGACGGGTCTTGCTTTACCCGATGCTCGCGCTCTTCGCGCTCATACCACTAGGGACCGGTGTGTGGGCTTTCACCGCACTGGTCCAGGGCTGGCGCGAAGCGCGCGCAGTTCGGGAAGCCCGCTGGGAGTCCTACATCGAGGACATAGGCGGGGGCAAGGCCGAGGTCGGGATCCAGCTGGTGGCGCGGTGGGGACTGCGCCACCAGCGGATCCTGCACCGCTCCGACCACCCCACCGAGGTCCCCGCGAACGACATGGAAGCGATATTCCAAGCGCAATTCGACGCTGGAGTACATGCCGACGCAAACAATCAGCTACGGGTCAGTGCGCGCAACTGGCCTATGTCAGTGCGCGCAACTGACCTATAACGGAGGAATCATGAGGAAAGACATAGTAGTCGCCGACGAGGAGATCTCCATAGCGCAGCGCGGCATCACCACCCGGTGTGCTATCGCCGCAGCGATCATGCGGCAAGTCCCCGACGCGCGATACATCAAAGTCACCAAAGACACCATCTCCTACCTCGACGTGAACCGTCAGCTGCGATTCAAATTCCGCACCCCACCGACCGCAGTTGGTTTCATCAGACGGTGGGACGCGGGCGAGAAGGTCTCACCGATCGGGTTCTCGTTGACTGAGGCCGCGTTGATCTCGTGCCGGCCACCGCGAATGGTGAAAACGAAACAGCGGGTGGAACGCAATCCCCACCCAGTGATCCAGCACCCCGGTATCCGGATGATCCGGCACCCCGACGACAACTGCTCCGTTAATTGACCCGCGCCCATGAACCGCATCAGTAATGACGAAATGAAAAGCGCGGTCAACTACGCCGCCCAGCTGCTACACGACGCGATCAACGCCGAAACGAAACAACAACACCACCGTGGGCACACCATCGCCGCGATGGGAGTCGCCGAGGGGACACTGCGGGTTGTCCTCGCCAGCTACGCACCCGACACCACCGACACCACCGACGACGAAGAGCCGCTGGATTTGCCCAGGACCCGTGGGGAAACCCTCGACTGGCAAGGCGTAGCCGATTGCGTCCTCGGGCGCCGCAATTGGCTCGGCATGAGCCAATTCGACGTGATGAAAGCCGGTGGGCCAGCCGAGCAGACCATGCGACGAATCGAGGGCTGCCAACGCTGCACGTACGAACCACGCACACTGGCCCGGCTCGAAAAAGCCCTCGGGTGGAAACCGAACACAATCCTAGCGATCCTTAACCGCACCGTCGAAGACCGCCGGGCACTCATCGGCCGAAACCCACAATAAGCATGCTTTGCAATCAAGGAGCGAAATGGACCTGACAGGACGCCACCCCGCCACCATCGCCGCGATGCGTTTGTTCCGCTACGACCACCTGCCCGAGCACCTACAGGCAGTGTCCTCGCTGTTCGCCGCACAGGCCGAAATCTTGGTGGGGATGCTGCCCGATGACCAGCTGCTGACTACCGCACTGAACCTGCTGTGGGATGCGAAGAACCGCGCTGTGATGCTCGCCGTGATCCACGCGGAGGGCAAAAAGTGAGAGTCAACGGTCGCGAATGGCCACCCGATGACCTACCGGCCAAACCGAAACCGAGTAAGTCACCACCGGAAAGCTGGTTGGTGGTCTTCCTGCTGCCCGGCGCGCCCCTGATCGCGTGGATCCTCGCGATGATCGCACCCGACGGCGATCACCGTCAGTGGGCGCTTCTGGCGTGGCCCGTTGGTTGGCTCATCGCGCTGATCGTCACCCTGGTCAGCCTGCACGCACGTGAACGGGACACAAAATGAGCGGCTGGGACACCGACACCTCAGACGAGCTGGACCACTGGCGGGGCCAGGCCAAGGCGCTGGCGAAAACCGCGAGGCGTTACCGAAAGGAACGCAACCAGCTGCGCGACGAACGCGACCGACTGACCCAGGAACTGTTCAAAATCTCGGGTGGGTGGCCAGCCCGGATCGAAGCCAGGCGAGCGCTAGACGAGCAGCTCGAACAGCTACGCCGCGAGGTTGACGAACTCCGCAGCGAACGGAACTACTGGCGCGACGCCACCCTGACCGCCCGCCGACACCGTGACGGCCTCGGTGAGCGCCTCGACGCGGCGGAACGCGCACACCGCATCGACGGTGACCTCCTCGCCGACATCATCGCTAATCAGTGCCCCCTGTGGATGACCACCGAAGCCGCCTGCGACCTCGCTGAGGAAGCGGTAAAGGAACTAGCCAGATACGACGACATCACCGTGCTCCGTGGAACCCACAACGAACCCTGGACCGAGACCACCGAAACAACGAACGAAACGAACACGAACACGGACCTGTGTGACGCCGGCCCGGCGTGCACAGTCGACGTCACGATGGGCGCCGACGAATGGTTCGAATACGCGGTGTTCACCACCACCGACCCCGACGACGGCCCTACCTGCCTGGTCAACGACGTGAAGGTCTTCCCTGAGGCGCTGGCTTTAGCGCAACACATACCCGGTGCGTGGGTCGAACGGCGACGTGTTGTTCCCCAGCACTGGACCACGATGACCGACCCCACCCCGAATCCCGCAGCGTCGTGAGTTGGCCAAGCGTTGTCGACGATTTGATCATCGCCGTGTTCATGCTCGGCGTCATCGCCCTGTTTCGCTAGGGGGGGACCAACTAGCGGGATACAGCACCCGCTTTACTACGTATTCCAAAAACTTTCCCCAGAGGGGGGCGCAGCATGGCAGAGAAGGTAATCATCCACCGGATCGATGACCTGACCGGAAATCACAGCGAAGACGTGGAACCTATCGAGTTCTCGGTCGACGGTGTCGACTACGAAATCGACTTGTCCGGCCACAACGCCGACAAGCTCCGTGACTCGCTGGCCGGGTTCATCAGGGTAGCCCGTAAGAAGGCCGCCACCTCCAGCGCGAACAGCTCGGGCAGCAACACCAAGGACGACAAGGCCAAGGCCCTCGCCCGGAAGGAACGTATCCAAGCGATCAGGGACTGGGCCAAAAACCAGCCCGACATTGAGGTCAGTGGCCGTGGCCGCATCCCAGACGCCGTGGAAAAGGCATACGACAAGGCCATGACGGCGGTCGAAGATGCCGCGTCGCCGGCACCGGACGTGGTTGTCGAAGCCGAAATCGTCGAATCGGATTGGGAAGCTGCTGTACCCGTGCCGGCGTTCAGTGGCTGAGTTGGATTAAGCTGCTTGGTCACCACCCCGCCTGCGAAGGCACCCGCAACACCCTTCGACCCGCATCCCGCGTTAATTCTGGGGTGCGGGTCGAAGGTTATTCACGACCTAGGCCCTACTCTGGCGGTATGCGCACACCAGAGTGAGCATCAGCCCCCAATACCGTGTAGCCAGCGGACCGACCGCCGACACCGACTGGTGCGTTATCGACGACCCCCCAACAGATTGCATAGCGCCCGGTGGGGTTGTCCTGTGTTGGCAAGACACCCAAGACCAGCACCCTGACGCGAAACGCGCAGCCGAATCAGCATGGGCCATTCTGCGTTGGTACTCCGCTGGCGCTGATCTCGAAACGCTGCCCATCTCGCGGAGCCCGCGCCTACCGGCGCCGCCGCTGAGCCCGCAGTGGCGGCGAACATGACCCCGTGCTGCAAATGCGGCGCGGCCACCGACGTGATGCTCTGCGGTACCTGCGCGGTCGCGCTGCGCATCGAACTCACTGACGTCCCCAGCCTCCTAGACGACTTAGACGTCACCCGCTCCCGGCAAGATCAGCTCACCAGCCCCTACGGGAACGGCCCCAGCGGTGACGAAAGCCCGCTGCCGTTCAAAACCCACATCGCGGAAACCGCGTGGGTGCTGCACCACACCCTCAACGCGTGGGCAACCACCCTGAGCGGTTCGGCCGACCACGCCAACAAGCCCCCCACGACCGCCCAGCTGGCCCGCTGGCTGGTCCGCAACATCGCGGCAGCCCGGATGCACCCCGACGCCGGCCAGCTCGTCGACGAGGTCACCAGCGCGATCCACCAAGCCCGTAGAGCGATCGATCGACCCGACGACCGCCGGTGCTTCCTCGGCCAGTGCGCCACCGGCGTTTGCGTCGAAGAGGTCTACGGCCTGCCGTGGAACCGATACGCGATCTGCCCGGCCTGCGGTGCCCGCCATGACATCGCCGCGCGCCAAGCGTGGATGAACGACGTCGCCCGTGACCACCTCGGAACCGCCGTCGAGATCAGCGGATTCTTGCGAATCGTCGGCGTCCGCTGTACCTCTAGCATGATCCGTGGATACGCAATCCGAGGTCGGCTGACTCCAGCACCCGACCAACATCCCCCGCTGTACCGCATCCGCGACGTTCTGACCGCGCTCGAAGACCGCTACCGGCACCGGAAAGCGTCCTGAACCGCCCGGTTGTGAAGTTAATTCTCAGCCCCCGTCAAGCACAAAACCAGTGATTGATTCATCACCACTCACCGGCCGCCGTCAATCACTGTCAACCAGCCACCACCACGCAACAATCACCACGACTAGCGAAAGCATGCTTTGACTACAACGAGTTGCGCCACGAAAAACCGAACGCTACCTTCCTGCAAGCTGACAAAAACTGTCCAGCAACCACGAACTCGACCAGCCCCACGACGCCCCACACACCGCAGTCGAGGGCCAGTCGTTCACCGTTCAGTGAGTCCCTACGAATGCGTGACTCGGATGATTGCCCTGGTGTTCGGGGTCGCCCTAGTGGCCGTCCTGGTACTCACCATCCTCACCGGATTCCTCGCGGGACTCGCGTTCCTGCTGTTCCACTGAAGAAGGGGAGTCGTGCCGCGCCGCTAACAGAACAACACCGAGTCCGGGCCCGACGCACTATAAGTCGTTACGCGCAAGACGCTGACGACCTGCGTTACCTGCTCGACGTACTCGGGCTGTGGCCCGCGCAGGACGGTCAAGACGACCTCCTAGTACCGCCGTCGCCGATTGACCCAGGCACCATCTCGTTACGGCGACGTTCGTCCTACTACCGACACGATTGAGAGACCTAACCGCATGAGTAAGCTTGCAGCTTCACTCGCTGTCCTGGCCGTCACTGCCGGATTGGCCCTCGCTGGTGGCGGTATCGCACTGGCCGATGACGACCACAACAACGACCCCAACTACGGGTCATGTTCGCAGCCTCACTCGGTGAACGTCGCTAACTGCGCCACCGTGCTCCAGCTCGGACACCTCGGCACCCTCGGCCCCATCTTCTAATAAGCATGCTTTCGGCAGTGCCGTAAGCCACTGGCCTACGGCACTGCCGCCTATTACAGGAGAGTAAACAAAGCATGCTTTTCCTGAACTTCGTCTGCGACGCGTGTGAATCCGACACCCACGACCTCTGCCGGGGTTACACGTGGTGCGATTGCCAACACAAACCACCGCGAACATAAAGCATGCTTTGACGAGGCGGTAGGCCGTGGTCAGCAAAGGCCCAGGACGACAAGGATCACGCTGGCGGCGAGCCCAAGCCCAGTGCATGGCAGACGGCGCATACAACCGCACCCCCTGCTACCTGTGCGGTAAACCAATTGACTACGCGTTCACCCAAGCCCGGCACAACCACCGGCTCGCTGGCACCGCACACCACATTCACGGCCTGGCCCAAGGCGGCGACCCCTATGACCCCGCCAACCTGGTGCCGGCGCACCGGGGCTGCAACACCAGGGAATCCAACCGGATCCGCGCGCTAATCGCTCTGGGTCTCATCGCTGGCCCAGCGGCACGACCGCTGGTGGCCTCACGGCGCTGGTAGGTGGCTGCGGCGGCAGGAGTTGAACCTGCGTCCTCCGGTCCGCTGACCGGCGCTCTGCACTGAGCTACGCCGCACTTCGTCGTGGTGGTGGCCGGGAGGACAGCCGGTGGACTGTACATCGAAGCCTGGACCATGGAGACATCTTCTGCCCGCACCCGATACCTCAACAACCCGGATGCGCTGCCCCCCGCGCCCCGATCAGCGTGAGGTGACCACCACCGGCGGAACCCTAGCCGACGGCCTGTACCGGGTGACAACCCGCTACCTGTGCGCTGGGTTCGTCGTCGAGCACGGCAAGATCACTATGTGCGCGCCGATCCTACGTAAGCGTTTGGCTTACTGGCGCACCATCGCCGTACCAGTGGAAAGCATGCTTTGGTCTACGCCACCGTGACCGCTGTGATCACGCGGTTTGTGCAGGTGACCGTGACCTCGTTGTCCTCCGTTTCGAGGTCGGGCACCAGGGGGATCACCGCGACCTCGGGCGCCGCGTCACCGACGATCTCAACGGTGCTCCGGTAGTCCGTGACGTCCGTCACAGACCATTCGACTACTACTTTCCTGTTAGGCATATCAGACTCCAGTCTTTCCTGTGCGGTGGGCAAACAATAAAAGCATGCTTTGGTCTGGCTCACAAGCATGCTTTTCTGCCTAAACAAATAAGCATGCTTTGTTGCCAGAACAAATAAGCATGCTTTAGCTTTTCCGGTGGTCCCTAGACGCGGCCTGCCTGCACGCGTCCGAGCAGTAAACCTGATCCGGTGGTGGGTCAACCGGCAGCCAGCCACCCTTCCTGCACAGCGGCCACCCGCACTGCTTCCGCACTCGCGTGACCTCCAGCACCACGTCCGGCGCGGTCAACGCCAGCCGGAACACTTCGAACCACACCAGCCGCCCAGTGCCGTCCTCGACAGTCCAGCCCTGTTCGTCCCAGCGGCGCACAGCGGTCCCGTTGTGCGGACCACCGCGAACGACTAGTACGGTGCCGATCATCGGCTCTGCCGGCAAACCGATTTGATCACCGACGCGAACAAGATCGAATCCTTTTTGCACCTTTTGCCCCCTTCGTCCCGTTTGACCGGTATGCCGCTTACGTCCCTGCTGGCCGTTCCGTCCCCTCTGCGCTGTCCGTCCCCGATGTCCGATTCGCACATGCAAACGGACGAACCTCCGGAAACGGACATGACCCACCGCGACCAGGCAGGCACGGACAGGCACCACCCGTTCGGCGGTACCCAAACCCAGCCCACCCGCCTGGCGCGACCCGTTCGGCGGTACCCACAAACGACAAAAACGCCCCGCGCTGCCCACGCGTGGCGGGGCAGTACGGGGCGGTTCTGAACGGAGGCACGGCCCACGATAGCGGCAAATCCCGCAGCACCGGCGGCACGGCGCGCGCTGCGGGGATAACTCGGGCACGGTCGCCTCACCGGGCAGCTCAAGCGGCCTATACCGCATGCAAGCCGCGCCGATCGGCAGGCCCATCCTGCCTATCGTCACGCGTCCAAGCTTTCAACAGTTCAGCGTTGGACCACACGCGGCAGACAGCGGCGAACACGGAGGCCGTGTGCGTCCCGTCCGCGATGGCCTGCGCCTGCGCCGCGATAGCCCCGGCCAGCTCACGTACCTGCTCACGGGTAGCCGCCGGACCGCTCACCGTGCCGTCCTTGCTAGTTGTTTCGTTTGGTGCCAGCCAACGCGTGACCGGATCACCCGGCCGACAAATTCGGCCGCTGGACTGCCCCCGGTGCGCCGCGTTCACGCTGAAATCATCCGGATACGTCCAACGCAGCACTACGTGAGGCTCGGTGCAATTCTTTGACGTGCCACGCCAATAAACCGTGGCGCGGTACCCGTTGTTGTTCGGTTCGATCAGGTCGCCCACCTGGATATCATCAGCGGTCGCACCCTTATCACGGCGCCTACGGCGCGTGGCCTGCCTTGCCATGGTGTGCCCTCCCTAGGGCTGTTGGTAGTCGCTGCCCTAGCGGGCATCCCGCACTGTCCAGCTCACGGCTGGACAGTCAGGAAACGCCTAGGGAACGTCGTTGCTTTCCGCTGAATAGTGAAGGATGGCGCGGCTTAGCAATTGGTCCATATCAACGCTCGCGAGATTTCCCGTGGTTCGGGTGGTGCGGTTAGGGCAAGTCGTACGGCGTGGTGCTTTCCGCTGAGTAGTGCAAGATTGCGCGGCCTAGCAATGTGTCCGCGTCAACGTCTACCGCGTCCGCAGCGTGCAAGAGGTTAGCGATCAGGTCACCCGCAATGGTGAGAAACTCATCAGGGTCGCCTAGATTGGTGCCGTATTCATCCGGCCCGCAGTGTCCAGCGAACGCCCTAAGCGCGACGTGCGCAGCTTCCACCCGTTCGGTATTGCCATCGTTTCCGGTCATTGTGTCCAGCCTTCCTAGCTAGGGTTCGGTGCTGCGGTAGTTGCCCTAAGCGGGCAGGCCAAACGCCCGGCCCCCCCTAGTCGGGTGGTCGGGCGCCTGGACAACGCACTTACGACTCATCTTGTGCTCTTACCGCGTGAAGACCCATCCATGAGTTTCCGGTATCGCTACACTCACCGCATCCGGGGTCATCCTCGCCATTGCTACCGCATTCCTGGCACTCGCGCCTAGGCGCATCCCAACAATCCGGTAAACCATCCTTATCGGTCACGTCTCCGTCCGTCGGATCAAGCGGGTCATAGTCGACCGGCTTACCGCAGTAGACGCACGGCACTAACGGCGCGGTAACGCTAAACGCTCCTATCCGTTTCCGGTTAACGTCGCGGATAGGTCCGCTGGCCTCGCCACGCTCCACGCGCGTAGCCAGTTCACGGAGGATCGTAGCTAGCTCACTCGGCACGGTATCGACGTCCGGACCGCCCATACTAAGGTCTATCGCCATCGTGATCATTGGTTTACCATCCCGCTTCTGGATCGTAAGTCACTGCGTCCGGCCTATTCTCGAATAGCTCGAACGGGAAAGCCTGCTGAATCTCGGTCCATACGGCATCCGGTGCGGAAACGCCGGACCTATTAACGTCCCCAAACATTGCCGCGATGACTGCCCTAGCCGCATCGCTCAACGGGTGCGGCAGCTTCCACTCACACTCGCAGCGTTCGACACCATTAAGATCAGCCGGTATTTGGTCGGTGCCTTGCTCCATTGCGTCGCTCACGCTATAGAAGCCCCAACATGAATCGACGTGTCGCCATGCCTGGCACTTACCGCACTGCACCTCGACGATAAAGCCGGTCATTTCACCGTTAGCCCACGTGTCGTACTCCTGGACCTCACTCTTAAGCCAGGTGGCGATATCGTCATCGCTAGGCATCGGATAGCCCTCGTGAGCCTTAGCGATATCGTCGCGTAGCGCGTAGATCACACCCGCGATACCAGAATCCCACTTATCGGCAAAGCTGCCTGTACGCTCGCCTGCCTTAAGCCTCAGTTGCCCGTGGTCGTACCCGTAGACGGTGAGGACTACCGCGTTAGCCGCTGTGGTCAAAGTCAAATACCGCAAATACCGTGCCGCTAGGAGCGGCCCGCCACGCTCCATAGCCCTATCGATTTGATCGATGAACGAGACGTCCCCTTCACTCGGCAAGTTATAGCCACGGTGAGATAGGACCATGGTGCCCGTGTTGCAATCATTGTCACGCGGGTTACCAGTACCATCCTGATCGTATTCGACACGGACACGGAACGTACCCGCTTTATTCCTGATTGGTGCGCTCGTTTCGGCGCTGTAATCGCTCATGATGTGGCCATCCTTAGGGCTAGATAGATTGCCCTAGCGGGCATCCCGCTATCCAGCCGTGGCAGCTGGACGGCAGGAAACGCGCTAGGCGCTGTAATTGAGAGCTGCCTTAACAGCCGCACGGAGTGCGGACCGGTCACACTGTGGCCCTAGCCATGCGAGCGTGTCATCGAACGCTTTACACGCTGCCGCGTGCATACCATCGGAAACCACTACAGCCGCTTGCGCCGCGACGTCTGCCGTTTCCGTGTCATCGTGCACTGAGTAATGCAGAAGCGCACCCGGACGATTTGGCTCACCATTGAAACCGCCTAGCGTCCGATCAGTCACCCACTCGTTAAGCCGTCCGATTGCGTTCGACCTCGCACGGGCAGGATCATCGCCTGCTTTGACCACCAAAGTGATCATCAAATAACCGTCCACGGCTACTCACTTCCATCACGTCGGAATTTCCGGATGTTGCCCTAGCGGGCATCCCGCACCATTCGCCTTAGGCGATTGCCGCGCGTGCTGCGGTTACGTACGCAGCGGGATCGCTGAGGTAGAACTGGCGATTGCCGTTTGACCAGACGTTGTTCCGCAGCGTCGGCGCCATTCCAATAGTGGCGATCCATTCGGCTAGCGTCGACACCCGATCGTGGTAATCCTCCCACCTAATCGAGTTATGCTTGTGAGAGAATGCGAGCATATCGTCATATAGCTGCCGCTGGTAACTTGACAAACCGGCATAAATACCCATCGCGCGAGTGCGAGCGTCGAACGTACCCTCAATCCACAACGGAATGTGCCAGGCATGCACGTGGTCGATATCGTCCAAGTACATAACCATAATCTGCGAATACGTGCTGGCCTTCGGCCTATTCCACACGTCGTGCGGCTCAGGCGACCTAGGGTTAGTGGTCTGCGCCATGAAACGCTGTTGACCCCTCGCCGTGCCCTTAGCCGCTGTCTCAATCCAATAGCGGATCTTGCAACGCAAACGGCGCCCATAGGGGTAATCTTCTACTAGGTACGCGGTATCGGGGGAAGTGTGACCGGTAAGCACGGTCACACGCGGAATGGTGAGGGTGTTCATGTCGACTTCGACAACGTCGCTACTCATTGCAGTGGATCCTTTCGGCTGGAGACTGGACTATCCACCGCGACCGCTCACCCCCGAAGTGAGCAGCGCGGAACATATCCAGGCGAGCTAAACATTCCGTAGCACCATCCGCGCGGAATTATCCGGACCAAACTGGTCTTGGACAATCCAGTGACGGTTATTCTTGTGCTCTGGAGTGCTGGCAATCAGCCGTAGCTGATCGTGATGGTAACCAATCGTCCGCATACTCTCGGAATTGTTCGACCTGACCCAATGGAAACCGAGAATATCGCCCGGCCGTAATGCTGCCACGATAGTCAGCCACACTTCCTTAGGGCAGAATGAGGCAAACGCTTGATACTCGCCAGTACGGCCGGAGTAGTCCTCTAGCCGTTGAGTAGCTACCGCGATCTCACGGCAACGATCGGCGCCGTACTTACGGACCTCGGAGAATAACCGTTGCTCGGTCGCAGTGTAGATACGGCCTAGGCCGTAATTCCGCAGTTCGGCAACGATCCACGAACGCCCTTGATAAGTATGGAAGTGGACGGAATCGGCCATACGCATGGCGCGGATATCGTCACGGGTGATCTCGGTGTCTACGTTAACGGTGGTTTCTGGCATGATTCTGTCCTTCCCGCTGGATTTGGTGGTCTGTGCCCTAGCGGGCATCCCAGCCGCCCAGCGGTGAGCTGGACGGCAGGAAACGCGCTAGGTGATGCGACACGGCCTAGACGTTCGTGGCGGCCAGCACGCTAAGGACCATGGCGTCTGACTTATCGGTGCTGCCGTCCAGAGCGGAAAGCATGTTTCGCTCTGCCCGGCCTCCGCCATCGTTGCCACGGGTGCCCTTAATGTGATGGGTCCAAGTGTTGAACGCCTGGACAACACCGAACGCGGTACCAGCCCACGGCTGGACACGCAGATCATTAGCCAGAAGCGCCAGAATCTCGCCTTGCTTCTTCTCTGCGATTGTCTTAGCCCTACCCGTCTCATCAGGCACGGGCACCAACGCGTTAATGACCGTCTTCAGCTGTAACGGTCCGACTTTCCAATCAGTCAAACGTCGGACCTGATCGGCGAACGCGTCCGCTGTTTCGGTGACCATGGCCAGCGCTACCCGCGCATCGGTGATCCGCAGCCCGGAATACTTCGAATGCTTGACTTTCACCGTCTGCCCTTTCTCACCTAGGGCAGCGGCTAGCGTGTTATCGCACACTGTCGCGGTAACGGTTCGTTTGTACGTCGTCGATAGCGTGCCATCGTGCGACGTGCACGCCACCAAATTGGGGCGGAAATCGACACCGGCCGGACCCTTAATCGTTTCCGGCACTCCCACCTCGACCCACGCCACGCCACGATTGCTGAGCAATCCAGCCGAACTAATGCCGAGATCACCATCGAGGATGGTTCCCACGTTCGACAGTAGCCATTCGCTGTATTGGTGCGATGTGTAGCCGGATTTGAACATTTCAAACACGGTGCCGTCGTCGGACGCGGTGATTGCCTTGCGATCCTCCTGGACTGCCCACCGCAGCGGCACCCCGTCATCGGATAGGTGGGTTGCATTCTCCATTGTCGCGGCGACCTCGACGGCCACGCGCGCTGGTACCGCATCCCAGGAGAACAACCGACGCCGGACGTCTTCGATCGGAATAGCACCCGCGTAGTGATTCGACTCCGTACCTTGTGCGCTCTGCCGGTAGTGCCACGCGTTGCCGCGTGCGTCGGTCATTCCGACCAGCACGTTTGTGTTCAACCATTCGATAGTCTGCTTCGACATGACAAATTCTCCTATATTCGGTAATGCGGTGGGCGATTGATGCCCTAGCGGGCATCCCAAACCGTCCAGCGACTGGACGGCCAGGAAACGCGCTAGCGGCCGATAATGACGCGGTGCAAATCGTGGCGCGTATTAACGTCGTCAGGTGGCTCGATATGATCTGCGCCACCGTGCTGCACTACGTGTGACGTAGTCGTGCCGCAGTAATATCCACACTCACACCACGCGGTAGCGGTTCCGCGCTGTAGCTTGTGACCCTTGATAGCCGGGGCAGTAGTCATCCGTCGAAGCCAGCGGGTATTCTGCGCCGGACTGGCCTCACGATCGATTGCGGTATCAATCATCGGAGTGGCACCACCATGCGATACCAGGAGATAAGGCAGCAAACCAGAAGGCACGAACCGATAACGAGTACCAGCGCGCGCACTTCCGGGTACGTCCTCACCGCGTAAACAAAGATCCGAAACACTGTGAACATGGTTAACCCTTAATCGTGCGGCGCGTTGCGGTGGGCGAAACGTGGGCTAGTGCTGGCAGTGCTTATGGGTCACGTTGCGCAGAGCGGACACGGCGGCCAGCGTGGTATTCATCTGCCGTATAACCGTGTGGTTCGTTTCGGTCCGCAATGCCAACCGCAGCGCATCGGACGCGATAAGCGCAGCCGCACAGCTGGCCGAATGAGTCAGGGTGACAGTAGTAGGGGATTCGAGAGTGATAGTCGAACGCATGACGCGCCATCCTCAGATTCGTGACTCTGCCCTAGCGGGCATCCCAAACTGTCCAGCCGTGCGAGCTGGACAGTCAGGAAACGCGCTAGCGCGTTAACGCAGCGGCAGCGGCAGCGAGAACTAGATCGAGTACCGCGACGCGCTTAATGCGTTCCGCGTCCCTACACACTGCCGACCATTCCGCTAACGTCGCGCCATATGCCACGTGCACAATGTCGCACGCTAGGCAATACGTACCGGTGACAGCGGCATTCCGTTTGATCTCGCACACGGTGGGCTCCTAAACGGTTGTTAGAACCGGGCAGCATCACGGCGCTTAACCGTGTCATCCCACAGAAAATTGGCTTGCTCACGTGCGACGCTTTCAGTATGCCGACCACACTGCAAGTAGTTGACAAAATCACTAGTGCCAGGAACCCGCGTTGTCAGGTAATAAACCTTACCGTCTATTGCACTTTGCTTACGCGAAACGGTAATCGTTACGTCAGTTCCCGGCACTATATGTTCAGCAATAACAGTATTAGGCATGGGTCGAACCTCCTGGATTTGTTTGTTTCGAGTGGCCGCAAACGACGGAATCGAACCGCTCGCACGGGCATAGCCCGGGATTGCCACCTGCGGCGCCATTACGGCTCACCAGCGGACCTAGTCGGTCTGGCAACATCTGCGATGTGGTGAACCGAGGCCGCGCACCGGGGCAATGTGGGTAAGATCATCCAAACATCGCAGCCACGGCGCGGCTTACCGCACTCGGTTTACCTAAGGAAATACCCGGATAGGGTGTCTGGTGGCATAGAGGGCAATTAGGCCGCTCACGCGGTCGCCTCCATTAGCTGGGAAGGGTCCGACAAACGGATCACCTCCGTAACCCCGCACCTCAGTAAATGATCTACTGCCAGGGCCACCTAGAACGGGGTCAAGTTCGAGACACCCGATCCGGAAGAATCGGTTTTGCCCAGTTGCGATCATCAGGGCGGCGTCCTAGGTGGTTCCCTCGCGGGTTAGCTGCCTGGACGTCCCTAGGCTTCGTACCGCCTAGGTGGCTTATGTAGTTGAGTAAGATCAGAATCAGAAGATCCCTCACCGTCAAGATCAGGTTCTCCGATTGTTTTTTTGTTTTTCGCCTGCAAGACAAACACTACTCGCAGATGTCACGGATGCAAGCCGTTCTAGCTGTTTATCCAGGTAGATGTCACAGATCGACCCGTTTGGCCTAGCCATAAGGGGTGAAACGGACACAACAAAAAACCGCCACCAACAAACGGTGACGGCTAGTCGCACAAAGTTATTCGATTAGACCTCGCGGGATGACTTGCCTAGCTTTCGCAGATACGCAGCACGATCACGACACGGAGAAATCCTCGACTTACTACCCGGTACCGGCGGACAGTACCGGGCATCCGCCCGCGACCTCACCGGTAACGGCTTCCCGCAAACCTCGCACCGTCGCACCGTGGCCACCCGGTCACCTCCTCCTGCGCCGTGTCAACGGTAGCCGCGCATCCGGCCCGTACAAGTGCTGTAAGCCAGCCAGGGTCACCTCACGGCCTACGTCCGTGGCCTCGATCAGGTCATACCGCTCTAGGAACGCCACGGAGGTACGCGCGTCCGGATCCGGGATGTATCGCAGGATCGGAGCTAGCCCTACCGGACGGTGAGCCCATTTCACTGCGACCGCAGTAAGTACCTGACGATCCAACCGCGTTAGCCCTAGATCATCGATGCCTTCCGTGTTCATCGCGTCCAACACGTGCACCGTGGTGGCTACCTGCTCACCTACGGGCACAGCATCGCGGACACGGTCTAACAGTCGCAGTGCCGTACGCGGGATGCCACGGGACCGTTCAGCGATGATCCGTGCGGCGTCGGGCTCGACGTCCAGGAGCATCGAAAGCTTCCCAGCGCGGGTCACCACGTCCGCTAGCTCTGGGACCGAGTAGAACGTCACGCTAGGTTCTATCGCGAAACGCGTACGAAACGACGGAGTCAGTAGCTCAGGGTTGGTGGTCGCAGCGACACACGTAAACGGTGGCAATTTGATCACCTGACTACCCGCGCTAATCTCACCCTTAGCCAGTGCCCGGTACAGGCAAAGCAGCTTCTTACCTTTCAGCCCGTGAACCTCATCAATGCCGAACACGTCGCCTGACTGCAACACGTCCAGAGCATCGATCAGATCACCTACCGTCTCGAACGCTGTTGCATCGTGATCGTGCAACGTGCCACCAATCGACTTAGCGATCAGGTGGAGTAGCTCCGATTTCCCGAGACCACCCGGACCCTTAATCAACACGTGACCAGCCTGATCGCCGCGTCGAGCGGCAGCTTTGAGCAATCGTCGGATCATCCCGACCGCGTCGGGCTGACCCACAAAATCGATCCACCCTGCCGGACTGTAGTCGCCCATCACAACCCCCTTCCCACGCTGATAATTTTTCACAAACACACATGACCGTTCGGCGCAAGATCAAACAGAGTCGCGGTACGCAATCGCCCATCCGGCGGGCTCACAATTGCCATCACCGTGATCTTCGTGATCCTCGCAATCATCAGACAGCACATCCACGATTACAATTGCAAATAAGGTGCCAGGGTCGTACTCGGTAAGCAGCTCCGCGATACCGCTGCCGATGACTTCCGACGCGTGCATAACCGCGCCGTGATAGCCGTACTGGCCAGTCATCCCCGTCAAGCACTCCCACTCCGCGCCATCGATCCAAATATCCGCATCCGGATCGTGCGTCACGGACGGTGCGTAGATGTGATCTACGCGGACGACGTCGCTACCCTGGATCGTGAAAACCGTGTCGAAGTCCAACGCCTGGATAGCCTTACCCAACGCTTCGAAGTCAACATCTACGGCCACGCGTTCGGGCACGGGTGACCGAGGTGGATATGACACGTTGCGCACTGGTCGCCACACTGCCCCGGCTCATACCCGTTAGCCAGGCTGCACCCGTCATGCGGCGTGCCAACGAACGGGGCAGGGAAGTCGCCAGAATCAAACGGCCCGCTGCGGTCAAGACCGAGCTGCGACGCACAGAAATCCAGCCGCGTTTCCGTATCGGCTGGATCGAGGCCACCTACGGACGCGTACAGGTTCGCCACCTCGACGATGCACGACGGACAGTATTTGTCCGCGCAATAGATGTAACCAATCGGATAGTCGGACATGACCTTTCCTTAGCTAGATCGAGATCGAGTGAAGTAGTCCCGGCTGGATTTGATCCAACGGCGTCGCGCGGTACGGGACCTAGGTTCAGTGCGCAGTGGTGAGGTAGCTCCACAGCAGGAAGACCACGCCACACAGAGTGGGGAAGGCACAGAAGCCAACAATCACGCCCAGCCAGATAAGGTGAGCAACCTCGCGTAGGTAAGCACCACTCGGCATACGCTGGTAGGTAACGCGGGTACGGGTCTTGGTGGCCATGATGATCTCCGTGTGGGCTAGTTGATCGGATAACTAGTACCCACAGTACCCCAAACATTCCACGCATACAGGCTTGTGACCTGGCAATACGCTCGCATACGAGTGAACATAAGATGATCTAATTGCCCACCACACGCACAGTAACAACACATGCAGTAATGGAATAGTCACAGACAATTACCAACACACAGTAATCACACGCACACACACAGCCACAGCAAACGAACATCAACAATCACACACAGCCACACACACTCACGCAAATGATTAGGCCAAATGGTGGTAATTGTCAGTAGTGGATCAGTCACGCTAAATTACCAACCCAAAGTAACATCAACAACACACACAGCAACAACACACACAGTCATTTGATCAACACACACAGTCACAACGGACACAAAAGACATTCGTGATTTTTAGCACAAAAAAAACATCGGCGAGCTTCTCGCCGGTGCATTTCCCTCTCTGAGAAAAAAAGCGAGCAGCCGGGTTAGGCGTTTGCGCTGGTGAGTTGGGTTGGTGTTTGTTCGGGTTGTTGGCGTGTGTGGGCGGCTGCGAGGGCGTCGAGGAAGGTATCAGCGAACGAGTCGTTGATGACGCTGTCGTTCTTTTTCATGTTGCAGCGTAAATGCGCTAGCTGGACGTTGGCGTAAATGTGCGGGCCTCCTCTGACGATTGGGAGGATGTGGTCCAGGCTGGCGCCGTAGGGGTCACGGCGGTTCAGTCCTTGTTCGACGGGTGTGTTGCAGAGTTGGCATATCCATTTGTCGCGACGGCATACGTATTCGAAGTCGATGAACTCTGTTGCGACTTGCGCTAGCGAAGCGCGGCGTTTGTAGCTGGCCGTGTTGCTTCTCTCGGGTGAGCGGCTCGCTAGGGCGGTGCAGCCCCTTGAGCAGTATTTTTGTTTGCTTGAGCCGGTGTACTCGGTTCCGCATAGATCGCAGACTTTTTGATACCGGGATTGGTATTTGTATCCGCAGGCGCGGCTGCATGTGACGGGTAGGGGGGCAGCTCGTCCGATGAATGGTGCGTCGCACACCACACAGATTCGGTGATGTTTAGGTGTTCCCGCGAGCCGGCTAGTTGCCGAGCATTGGTTGCTGCAGAAGCGTTGGGTTCGCATGTGTGGGCTGTAGGCCGTGCCGCAGTATTCGCAGGTTTTCGGGGGGCGTGTCGTGGTGGTTGCGGCCCGGCGCGCGATCCCGGCTTTGGTGCAGGTGTCGTCGCAGCATCGCTGGTTTGCGCGTTGCGGCTGGTATTCGGTGCCGCATTCTTCGCATGGTCGTGGTGGTATGAGTGTTTTGAGGCGTCCTCGTGGTACGAGTTTTGAGCGTGCTGAGCGGCATGGTTGGCAGGTTCGTACGGCGGGACTGTCGGGATACGGTTCGAGGAGCTTCCCGCAGATGGAACACGGGGTCCATGATTCGTCGGGGCGTCTGGCCACGCCGGAAACTAACGCGTTCGACTTGCTGTATGAACGTGTGTTGTTTTTGGTGGTTAGCGGTTAGCAATGCTGGGTTGTGATGGTTATTGATGGAGTTTGGTTAGCTTTGTGATTGTTTTTTATGGTGGTGGTGCGGCTTCGACCTGGAAGGGCTGGTGGGTATGCGGTTGCGCCGGAAGAAGAAGTGCCCGACGTGTAAGGGCTCGGGTCGCTTGGGGTTCGGGGTGTGCCAGACGTGCAACGGCACTGGCTTGGTCGACAACGACGATGACGGGCCTGATGGCGATGCTGATGATGGTGGTGCTGCTCCAGCTGCCCCGGCGTCGTCTGCGTCCCGCCGGCCTCGGCGGTTGGGTTGAGCAGTGACTTGTGACCTGGAGTTCTTTAGTGGCCCGAAGCGGGGGGAGTTCCTTCGTTGGCCTGATTCGCCACCGCCGCTGGTGTTGCGGTTCCCGGTGGCTGTAGCGCTGTCGCTGGATCACCGCGACGTTGATCCGATGGAACCGCCGCTGGTGGCTGTGTATGAGCGTTGTCGGGGCCAGGCTGGCGACGCGTTCGCTTACGTCTACGTCGGCACGCGGCAGGATTGACCCGCTAGTTGCCTAATCCGGCGAGTTGTCCACGGTGGGCAACTCGGGCTAGGAGGCAACTCGGTGGATTGTGACTATTGCGGTGAGGTGTTCGACCCGATCTCAACTCGCTGGTTGTGTCCGGTTTGTAGGCAGAAGGCGAATTGCTGTGAGGGTTCCCCGCAGGGGGTGGACGACGAGTCAGTGGAAAAGATCCGGCGTCTCCGCTTGCGGCCCCCCGATTTCGTTACGGGCCCGGGTTTCGCTCCGGGTACCGCAGTGGTGGTCGTCGATGCACCCTCGGTGGCAGATAGGTTTCCGGCAGGTAACGCAGTCGGTGTAGGCGGTGAGCCCGCATCGACGGCATAGCGCGGGGGGATGGGCGAGGAGCAACTTGGCATCCACGTATCCCCAGCGGGATTCGAACCCGCGCTGCCGCTGTGAAAGAGCGGGATCCTAGGCCGCTAGATGATGGGGATCTCGCTGGTGAGCGTAGCGCTTGAATTCGGGGGGAATGACTTTGCATAGGTATTTGTCGACGGGGTGTTACCACGGTGATCACAAGTATTGCCAGTCGACGACGGGGCGGTCTGGTGAGAAGCAGCCAGCGCGGTGCAAGTTTTGTGAGGCGAGGTGTGTGTGCTGGTGCCACAGTGCCGCAGCCGTGACTAAGGACTGGTTCGAAGCGTTGACGGCGCTGAGCGAGGCCCTGGCTGGTTTGAGCAAGTCGTGGGCGGCGAAGGCGAAGCCCGAGCCGAAGTCGTCGTGAGGCATCGGCATCCGGCGAACATCGTCCGGCATGATCGGCGGGATTTCGGGCAGCGGGCCGCTGACAGGGTGACGGCTGGGTTTGGTTCGTGGTCGTTCATCATCGTGCAGACAGTGTTCGTAACTATCTGGATTGCACTGAATGTGATCGCTTACGTCCGGGAGTGGGATCCGTACCCGTTTATTTTGTTGAATTTGGCGTTTTCGACGCAGGCGGCGTACGCGGCGCCGTTGATTTTGTTGTCGCAGAACAGGACAGCTGAGCATGACCGGGTCGCTGCGGAGCACGATTACGCGGTGAACGACGAGACTTTGAATCTGATTAGGTTGATATACGACGAGCATGGTGCGCTGTTGCGCGAGCTGGCCGACGCCGCAGGATCGTCCAGGGCGAGCTGAAAGAGGTAACCGTGGGGAACGTGACCGACGACGCCGCTGACCGGGCCTTGCGCGGGGAGCTACAGCGGCTGTTGGTGGGGTTGGGCATCATGCCCGTCGCACCGAAGCTGAGACGCCGGCACTGGTTGCTCGCGGCCGGTGCGCTCGCGGGCCTGGCCGCCGCCGTGGTGACGGTGACCGTGACCCGCGAGAGCCGGCTAGCTAGCTGACGTCAGTTGAGGCCCTGGCGCTGGATCCTCACCGAGTGTTCGGCGCAGTCCACGGCGAAGCTGTTACGGCACAGCTCGCATAGTTCGCCACCGGCGGGTGGCTGATCGAACATCATGGTTCCCAGCGTGAGGAGCCCGCAGTGCGTCCGGGAACCCTCAGCGGTTTTCAGTAGGTGCACCTTTGACTCTAAGGTCACCCACCACTGAGGACTAGTCACCGGCCCAGACGGTAAAAGGCGATGCCCAACACCAACCAACAAATAGCAACAACGCTTACGAACAGGTCCGTGGATACCGCTAGCAGTATCGAGCAGGTGGCGACGCAGATTAACGAGCTGTTGGTGCGTGGCGTGCTCACCTGGTCCTCTTCGATGAGCGTCGCTGAGCGTCGGAGTGGTTCATGGGTGGGTCGATCTCTTCGAACCCGCCGAGCTGTTCAGCGATTTGAATGACCCGGACCTGGGGTCCGTAGCTGTCGTAGTAGCCACGGCACACTGTTGGGCCCAGCTCAGGATGGTCTCCGTAGCGCAGCGTGGTGTGGCAGATCAGGGCCGTTCCGCGTTCGAGGTTGGCGGCGACGATCACGGCGAGCTGCCCGGGGTCGAGGTTCATTCGGTTGTCGGGATGAAAGATGCAGGTATCGCACCGGCGGGACATGACCTGCGGTCGTCGACCAGCCATCAGCTGCTGCGCTCGCGGGGACGGAGTCGCTTGACGTCGTAACCTTCCTCGGCTTCCTCGGCCAGGCCGTCCATGACCTCGTCGGTCAGCTCGACGTCACCCGAGGTGGCAGTGCGGCGTTTGAAGGTCAGTTCGTAGGTGGCGCCTTCGTACAAGGTCGCGATGATGGTGTTGTCGTCCACGGCTTCTGGTTCGAACCCGCAGTGAGCGAGGACCGTGAGCAGGTTCTGCCGCATCATGAAGTCAGCAGCACGCAGGTTCTGGGAGTCAGTAGCACTGGGGTTCGTCATCAGAGGTCCCCGGCGTGCTGCTGGGGGCCCTGCGGTGGGCCGTCCTCGTGGGCCTTCTCGTGTCGCCCACCACCAGCAATGTAGACAAGACTGGTCCCGGCGATGCTGAACGCCCCAAGCAGGATAATTTGACTGGCGGCGAACCAGTCCCAACCACTGATGTCCACGATGGCGAACGCGATTGCTGCGACGGCCATCGCGATGAGCACCATCCAACCGATCTTGTCAGCCAGGGTCGTTTTGATGGCGTAGTGGATAAGCGCGAGGGCTGTTAGTGCGGACTTGATCACGGACTTGCTCCGAGGGTTCGTCATCAGAGGTCCCCGGCTTGCTGCGGGCCCTGCGGGGCGCTGTCCTCGTGGGCCTCCTCGGGTTCGGTGATAGTTACCTGGTGTCTGGTGCCGAACATGGCCACGGTGAAGGTGCACCCCGGAGCGTTGGGTTCCGAGGCGTCGAGTCCGGCGCTGCGAAGGACTTGCCACACGACACCGGTCACGAAGGCACGTTCGGAGCGGTGCAGCTCGTCGTCGAGCTGGCGCAGGTAGTTGTTAGTCATGGGTCTCCAATCCGGCGCGGGATTTAACTCCCGCAGCGTAGCGGTGGGCTGGAAGTTGGCTGCTAGCACGGTGCGAGCGAGCGGCGAGATTCGTGCGGCACGATGTGTTCATGCCGAAGCAGCGTCGCTGGTCGTTTTTGTTGCCGCTACCCTGCTGCTCCTCTAAGGGGCCCGACACGGCTATCGGGGGGGACATGCGCGTGCGTGAGGTTGATTTGCGGACCGATGGTCTTTTGTGGTTAATCAATCGGGTGGTGTTTCATCCGCGTGGTTATGCCCTCGGTTTTGAGGAAGGTAACCAGCAATTTTTGCTGATTGGGGATGGTTCGGAGACGTTTTCGTTCGGTGGTGAGTCGGGTGAGACAGTTTTTTTGAACCGGGTTAGGGAGCTGATGCCGTGATCGTGTTAGGACTTATTTTGTTGGTCATCGGCTGGTTGATTCCCACTACGGCCCTGGTGACGCAGCTGGGGATCGTGCTCATCATTATCGGTGCTTTCCTGGAGGTCCTCGGCGCGCTCGGGCGTCCCGTCGCCGGCCGCCGGCACTACTGGTGATTCAGTCCACTTGCTTGATAGTGAGCTTGTAGTCGACTTCCCAAAAACTGATGATCCACTTGTTAGCCCCGATGGGCACGACCTTGAGGTGGGCCTCTTGAAGTGCGCGCCAGAGACGCGACCGCATGTTGACCGTGTCCGTCCGCGTGACCTCCGACACGGCGGCGGCCAGCAAGGGCCGTGCGCGAGCGTCATCGGATTCGGTCTCCCCGGCTCGTTGGACGGTGAGCTGGTAGTCGTCGCCGTTCCACCAACTGACGACCAGCGTGTTGGTCTCAATGGGCACGACTTTCAGGCCAGCTTCATAGAGTGCGCGCCAGAGGTAGCCACCGATGAATGCTGCCGGGTCTCTGTAGACGGGTTCGATTTGCTTCGGTTCGTTGGTCATGTGAGGTTCGCTTTTCTTCATCGTTGGACCCACTTGTCAAATTCGGCGCGTTCCGCTTCGGTGAGTGCCGCGAGTTGGGTGTTGAGCACCCCTTTGTGTTGTTTCACGAGCTGCTTGGCTTGCTGCAATTGCTGGTGGGCGACCACGGCGTTGTGCACTCGTGGGGTTGTTCCCAGGGCGAGCGCCCAGCTGTAGGGCATCACGCTGGGCCTCCTACGTCCTCGCCTTTAAGCACTCGCTCTTCCGTTTCGAGCATCCAGTCAGCCATCTCAATCCGCTGCTTTATCTCCTGCGTCCGCTCCCGGGACCTGATGGTGGACGTCGAGGTTTCGATCATGGCGTGTTCGGCTGGTGTGGGCAGGCGAAGGCACCCGCTGTCGATATCGAGAATCGATGGTTCTTCACACGTGAAGCAGATCGCCACCGACCGCAGCTCGGGCTGCCGCTGACGGAGGTAGCAATGGGTCGCACCGCACTGCGGGTGCGGGCACGTTAACTCCATCACGTCGCCGCTGTCGGTCACCCGGCACCGCCCTCGCGGCTGACGTGAGCCCATTTGGCGATTTGCTCCCCGGTGGGTTCGGTCCAGTGTTGGACACCATGGGGGCACGTCATTGATGGCAACGTGAACGGGCCGTGTACCAGCGGCGGCACGGCGGTGACAATGACGTCGAGTCCCCGGTACCGGGCCGAGATCAGCATCGCGGGCACGCAGTCATCGTGGGTGAGCCGTCGCTGAGGTTCACCGTCGTCGCCTAGCACACCCAGTTCGTTAAGGACGTAATTCCATTCCTCGTTGGTGATGCGTCCCTGGTTGCGGTTCATCGCGCAGACCCCTCTTCCTGGCGCAAGTGCCACCGTTTGTGCTCCAGTGACAATTCTTTAGGGACTATCGAGCAGCAGATCTCGCAGCAGTCGACCAATATCACCGTGGGCCGCGTCGCGCTGGGATCGAAGGCTGAAAGGAACATTTTCTCGGGGAATACCAGCCTGTGGGTCATTGCGGCCTCCGCTGCTGGATCTCGGTGAGCAGCTCGGCGCGGACCGTGTCGAACTGCTCGTGATTAGCGATGGCGCGTTGCGCGGTGATAAGCGCCCACGATTCGCGCGTGTACGCGGTGGGGAGTAGCCCCCGGTCGATGAGTTCGGCGGCCAGGTCCCAGCAGCGACCGAGCATGATCGCCCGCTCGCTATCCAGCCAGTGTTGGTACCCGTCGTCGGTGATCCATCGCGCGGCGTGGTCGTAGGTCGAGCCGGGGCCCCCGTTGGGTAGCGCCGGCACGTGCTTGGCGAGCTGCTGTTCGGCGTAGTGCGCTGCTTTGTGCCGAGCTTCGGTTGCACGTAGGTCGACCCAACGTGCACTCGCCAGGTGGGCGATGCCCACGGGATCGATGTCGTACCGGGTCACGTGCCCGCACAGCTTCAGTGGTTCACCGTGCCACAGGTCCATTAACCGCTGGCCGTTCTCCGCTTCCTGGCGCATCTGGGCGTTGTGGATTGCCCCGATGATGCCGTGGTCGTCGAGTCGGTCGAGGAGCCATTCCCGGGCTTCTTTGAAATCGGTGAACCGGTGCTCTTCTTGCGGCTGGGCTGGGGCCACGTCGGTGGCCACCACAGTGATCAAGTACCCGGGCCTACTCATTACCAGCCTGCCGTGCCAGCGTCGCCGCTGCTGCCTTGCGGTGTACGCCTACGGCGGGGTCGTCGAGCCCGGCCGCTTCTCGGGCTAGGGCGTCTCGCCGGTTGATTTGCTGGGCTAGCTCGCGACTACCCGGAAGGTGCTCCCCGAGCTGGTACAGCTCATCGACATCAACACCGTCGGGTGGGGTGATCAAACCCGCACGGAGGAGACCGAGTTCCACGATCTGTCGGAGCGCTGCGGCTTGGGTGAGCCCGTGACCGGCTTGGTACATCTCCACGTCGGCTAGCAGGTCGCCGAGGCGGATTGTCACCTTCCCGCCGATCATGGGTCGCCCTGGCCCGCGTTCCTCTTCGATTTCACCGAAATGCTTTGCAACCGCGTCGTCGTGTTCGTTGAGGATCAGCCACTCGCGGGCACGGTCGTCGTCGATGAATTCATAGGTTTCAGGTTTGCCGTGCCATGCCGACCAGTGGTGGAGGACCCAGCGTCCACCGGCGGTGTGGTAGAGGGCTTCGTGTTCGGCGTAGTTGCCGGTGGCAACGCTGACCTGGTTGTCGCCATCCCAGCTGGTTACTTCGGAGTAGATCTCGGCGCGGGTGGAATCGAACCAGCCCAGGCCATCATCGGTTTGGATCTTGATACGGCTCATCGCGGGTGTGCCTCCCTAGGCGCGTAGGGCGATGCCGCACACCCTACGACCGAATAAACGACGTCGTCAAACCACGGAAGGGTGGTCGCCGTGGCCCGTGCCGCGCTGCTGGCTTTCAACAAACAAATCAGACAGTTACCGACCGACCTCCAGGAACGCGAGTGCGGCCTGATCGAGGTCGGCCGCATGCACGCCAGGGCCTTTGACGGCGGCCACTCCGCGTCCGGTGGTGGTGTCCAACGAGTCCTCGCCGAGCTACGCCGCCTCGCGGTCCGCCAAGCAAAAGCAACCCCGGCCCCGCCGGTAACCCCGGTGAGGAGCGAGCTGGATGACCTCAGAGCGCGCCGAACCGGAAGTTCTCGGATCCCAAGTCCCACGGATCGAATCGGTCCCGCCGTGGTCAATCAGCAAGGGTGACGCCGCGATCGAGCTGGCCGCCATGGTCGGCATGCCGCTGGACCCTTGGCAATGCCGGGTCCTGAGCGGTGCCCTCGGGCAACGCGCCAGCGGGCGATGGTCCGCACCCGAAGTGGGCTTGGTTGTACCCAGACAATGCGGGAAAAGCGTCATCGCTGAAGTCGCCGCGCTGTCCGGCATTTACCTTTTCGGTTTGCAAACCGTTTACACCGCGCACCTCATGGCCACGAGCAGGAAAATGCGCGAGCGGATCCAAATGCTCATCGAATCCCACCCTGACCTTGACCGAGAAGTGAAACAAGTCCGGATCAGCAACGAGGAACAGTCGATCGAGCTGAAGTCACGGGCCCGTATTGACTTCGTGGCCCGGACTGGTTCCAGCGCCCGTGGCTGGTCCGGTGACATGGTGTTTTTCGATGAAGCGTTTGCGTTGGCCACGGACCACGTGGGCGCCCTGATGCCGATCCTTTTCGCTAGACCGAATTGGCAGTTGTGGTACCTCAGCTCTGCCGGCAAGCCCGGTTCCCACGCGTTACGTCGGGTCCGGCAACGCGGTATGGAACGTGACCCCGGACTGGCCTATTACGAGTGGTCAGCGGATGAGGAGCACTACCGGGCCAACCCCGACGTCGCCGCCACCGATCCTCACGTGCTCGCCCAGGCGATGCCCGCGTTGGGTATCCGCATCTCCCGGGACACCCTGATCCTGGCGCAACGCTCCATGGATGAAGTCGAATACGCCAGAGAAGTATTGGGGATCTGGGATGACCCCCGTGGCGCGCCACTGATTGACCCCACCACCTGGGGACACCTACTCGACCCGAACTCCCAAATCCAAGGCTCGCCGATGGTGTTCGCCCTCGACGTCAGCCCCGGTTTGGAATCGGGTGCCATTGCCGTCGCCGGCTACCGCGAAGACCGAATCCCCCACATCGAAATCACCAGCCGTGATGACGTCCTCGACCACCGGCCCGGCGTCGATTGGATGCTTCCCCGCATCATCGAGTTGGAAGCGCAGTGGGGACCGATCGCGTGGATCATCGACGCGTCAGGTCCCGCTGGTGCGCTACTCACCGACCTCATCGAGGCCGGTTTCGAACCGAAACTGAAATTAATTCAAGCGCGGGAATTGTGCCAGGCGTGCGGGTCGATGTTGAAAGCAGCGCAAGCACCGGACCGTGACGGGTTACGGCACGTCGGGCAAATCAACCTCGACGAAGCGGTCCGGGCAGCGAAAAAAAGGGACGTCGGGGATGGTGCGTGGGCTTTCGGTCGGCGCATGTCCGAGCTTGATATTTCACCGATGATGGCCGGGACGCTCGCGTTGCACGGCCTCGCGGTTTACGGAGGAGAAGACTACAACGTGCTGGATTCGATTAGGTGAACGACAAGAACGTTGTTGTGCAGGCGTGGACTGGTCCGGTCCGGCCCGGCGACACGCTGATCCTGGGTTTCACCGGCCACCTCAACATCGCTGAAGCGCAACGCGTCCGAGAGCGATTCGCGGAGCTATTACCTGGTGTCGTTGTGATCGTCTTAGACCAGCTCGCCCAGGTGGTCGTTTATCGCCCCGATGAGGAGTAAAGCGATGGCAATCAGTTGAGGTTCATGCAGGAGCTTCTAATCGTGGCGCTGGAAACCTTGGGGATGCTGCTCGTCTCGTTCGGTCTCGGGTTAGTCGCGGCATGGTGGTTCGGCATGGCCGGGCTAACAACAATTTCGGGTGTGTGCGTCCTGGGTTTCGCGACCCTCGCAGCTGCCCGCCAGCGGGCCATGAGCACACCACCCAAACAACCCTGACCTGGAGGTTAAGCAGTGAGCCTCCTATTCCGTACAGCTAATATCATGGGACCGTACTGGGGCGAATTCCCCGGTGGTCTCGCGGCTGACGTGATCCCGCACCGAATGAATATGCAATTGCAGCCCGGTCACATGATTAACAATGAGTCGGCGTTGCGCCACTCAGCGGTGTGGGCGTGTTTACGGCTGCGGGCGAACCTGATCTCCACGTTCCCTATCGACGTGTTCCGCAAACCACAGTACGGCATGCCGCATATTGAGATCGCGAAGCCACCGATCATTGTCTCGCCCGGCGGTACCGAATGCGATTACATGGAATGGATGTACAGCACCCAATTTGACCTGGATCGTGCTGGTAATTCCATTGGGATTATCACCGCGATCAACGGGTGGGGATTGCCTGCGTGCATCGAGTTGGTGCCCCTGGCGTGGGTCAGTGTCAACATCATCGACAACAAGCTGATCGAATACTACATCCGTGGTAAGCCGTACCCGCCGTCGCAGATCTGGCACGAAAAACAGTACACAGTCGCCGGTTTCCACTTGGGTTTGTCGCCGATTATGTACGCGGCGTGGTGCGTTAGCGAGCACTTGAGCATTCAAGATTTTGCGATTTCGTGGTTCACCAGCGGTGGAATCCCGCGCAGTCACCTTCAGAACAATATGCAAGCCACGATCTCTGACACGCAAGCCCAGGCGATCAAGTCCCGGCTCAAAGAGTCCGTCCACAGCGGTGACGCATTAGTCACCGGTAAGGACTGGGACTATTCGATGATCCAGGCCGAGCAAACTGGAATGGAATGGATCGAGGCCCGCAAGCTCGGGCCCACGGACATTTCACGATTCCTCGACTGCCCCGCAGACCTCATCGACTCAGCGATATCCGGATCAGCAGTGACCTACGCAAACGTCACGCAAAGAAACCTGCAATTTTTGACCATGTCGCTGGGCCCGGCGATGATCCGGCGCGAAAACTCCCTTAACAAACTGTTGCCGGCGCAGCAGTTCGTGAAATTGAACCCTGACGCGCTGCTGCGGATGGACCCCATGACCCGCGCCGAGGCCATCAACCTTCGGGTAGCTGGCCGTGTCCTCGGGTTGTCCGAAGCCCGGTTGATTGATGATCTGCCGCCGCTTACCGACGCGCAGAAAGACGAATTCGACCGGTTCTGGCCTCCGAAACCGCCGTCGAGGTCACCTACAGCGCAGCCCCTTACTCCGGGCGTGTAGCCGCGCTCCACCGCCAAGATTCGAACTTGGATAACCGGCATCAGAGGCCGGTGGGCTGCCATTACCCCACGGTGGAATTACTCACCGGGATTGCTGTCGGAAGCACACGCTACGCAGCTTAGCAGCACTTCAATCAGGTAGTCCCTTCCTGGGGCGACCTATTGCCCAAAGGAGCAAATAAATATGAGTGACAACGCACGACGGACCGCCGCTTTCCGTACTGCTGCGCAAGGCGGCGAGGCCCGTGGCGCAGCCCCGGTGGTGACCGCTACTCGGGCGCAGGCGCTTTCCGGGTCGTTCCGGCCGCTGAAGCGCGCCGACAACCTGCCCGACGCCGCCAGTAAGACCAAGAACCCGGACGACAAGGACCCGAAGGACGTCACCAAGGCCAAGGACGAAGAGTCGTTCTTCGAGAAGGAAGAAAAGGCCAAGAACGAGATTGAGGTTGAGAAGGCCGCTGGTGACGGTGGCGATTTCAAGCCGATGGGCGGCAACGAAAACGGTTTCGATGCCAACGCCGACGCAACTACCCCGGCTAATAACAGCACCGGTGCGCCGAAGACCCCGAGTGGGTTCTGAGTCCCGATAACCGCTTTAGGAGCGTATGAATGATCGACATTGAAGTGGCTCGGGAGCAGGCGTCGCGGGCGCGCCGCGAAGCGGTCGAGGACACCAGTCCCGAGGGCATTCGCCGGTCACGCTGCGCACCGCCCTTAGACGTCGGGCTGGTCCGCCGCATGACGTTCCCAGCGGTGCTCCGCGCCACCATGGAAAAGCGCGCAGGTAGCCCGGACGACGCCAAGGAATGGCATCACCTTTCCGGGGTCGCATCGACCACGGAAACACCTTATGAAATGTGGGATATGTTTGGTCCGTATACGGAGAAGGTCTCCGCGACGGCGTTTAATAATTCGCTGGCCCGGCAACCGGACGTGGCATTCTTGGTCAATCACACTGGCCTGACAATGGCCCGGACCACGAATGGGACTCTGACCCTATCGGCGGGCCCGGAGGGTCTTGTCACTGACGCGTGGCTTAACCCGGCACGCACTGACGTCAGTGACCTCGCCATCGCCATCAACGACCGCAGCGTTGATCAAATGTCGTTCGCTGCGATGTTGGAAGAAGGCGAGTGGAACGAGGACTTCACCCAGTTCACGATGCTCCAGCTGGATTTGCAGTGCGGTGACGTGTCGGCCGTGAACTATGGCGCGAACCCGACTACCAGCATTTCCGCGAGGGCTCGTCGGGTGATGGATGAAGTAGACCGGTTGCCGATCGGTGCGGCCCGTGCCGCGATGCGTCATTTGCAGGTTCGGCTCGATTCCAGCGGTGGCAACGGTGGGAACACGCAACAGCGGGCAGCTCAAGCGCCCGTGGTTGAGGAAACGCCTCCCGTTGCAATTCCCATGGGTCGCTCTATCAATCTGGTGCGGACCATCGTCCTCGCCGACGACGAGTAAAAAATTTTACCTTTCGCTCTTTGCTTTCGCAAAGGGACGGTCAACCCACATCTAAAGGCCCTCAATGCGGACCGGATTGCCTCGGTCGCACGGCGGTCACTTCACAGGAAAATGAAAGGAAGTCCGCCATGCCGGCGACTATCGACGAAATGATCAACGGGATCGAGGCTGATCTCTCTATCCAACGTAAGAGCCGGGACGACGCCACGGCCGGGATCGAGGCGATCACGGAAATGGCTGAGATTGCCGGTCGGGTCAATCTCACCGCTGACGAGGACAAGCACGTTCGCACTCTGGTTGGTATCCGCAAGGATGCTCGGGCAAAAATGAAGTCCATTGAGGCCCGGCTCGGCGATGCCCAGCGGGTGAAGGCCGAAGAGGTCGAAAGCCAGCGGCTGAGCCGTGAGGTGAAGTCCACCGGTGTCCGTAAGCCCGCTTACGACGAGGTCACCCGAGTGGGCGCTGAAGAACGCCAGTACCACCCCGGTAATGACCGCAAGGGCGCCCAGTTCATGCGCGACGCGGTGAAGCAGTACCTGGGTGACCCGGACGCCAGAGACCGGCTTGCTCGGCACATGTCCGAGGAAGTAGTTGAGCGCGGCCAGTATTTGACCCGGACTAACGTCGGTGTCGGTACTCCGCAATTCACAGGTTTGACGGTTCCGCAGTATTTGACCGACATGTACGCACCGGCTGTGGCCGCTATGCGTCCTTTCGCTGACGCTTGTAATCACCACGATCTGCCGTCCGACGGTATGACCATCAACATTTCTCGGATCACCACTCCCGCTGCTGTTGGTTTGCAGTCAGCTGAGAACACAGCGGTGACCGGGCAGGACATGGCCGATACCCTGTTGACCGAAAACGTGCAGGTCGCAGCTGGTCAGCAAACCGTTTCCCGCCAGGCGATTGAGCGTGGTACCGGAATCGAAGAAGTTGTGATGGACGACTTGTTCCGGCGTTACGCGACGGACATCGATTTTACCCTTATCAACCAGGCCACTACTGGTCTTTCCGCAATTGCTAACCCCATCGTTTACACCGATTCCAGTCCTTCGGGTGAAGCGATGTGGCCGAAATTGCTGCAAGGTGCTTCGGCATCGGAGTCGGCCCTGTTGGGCTTCGCTCAGCCGAACGCTGTGATCATGCACAGCCGGCGCTGGTACTGGTTGAGTGCTCAGCTCACGTCGCAGTGGCCGATGTTCGGCCAGCCGGGCATTGGTGGCACCGCAGCTGGTGAGAACATCGCGGCCGTTTATGGCCATGGTGCACGCGGTGTGCTGCCTAACGGAATGGTCGCTATCGCCGATAACAACATTGCAACGAACCTCGGTGGTGGTACCAATCAGGATCAAATGTTTGTGGTCGCCACACAGGAATGCCACCTATGGGAAGATCCCGCAGCGCCCGTATACCTACGCTGCGAGCAGCCCGCTGCCGCAGCCCTCGGTGTGCTCCTAGTCCTGTATGGATACTTCGCTTACTCCTTCCGTCGCTACCCCAACGCTAACTCGTCTATCGGGGGCACCGGATTCGTCGCGCCGGTCTTCTGACCTGCGGGTATCACTCAAAGTAATCGCATGGTTGCGCTTATTCTGGTGATTGTTGTGGATCTTGGAAGCGTTACGGCTACTTCGTCTGAACAGGAGATCTCCCGATGGCCCTGGCGGTGCAGTTCATCAAGGTTCCGGACGCCAGTTCGTATTTCAACATGAACTCCGTGTACCGGATCACCCCACAATCGGATGGCACCGCCAGGTTCTACTACGACGGTGAGGAGTTCTTTTCCAAGAGCTACGGGGTCGACCTCGCAGCAGCGGTGGCCGGTGTAGACGCTCTGATCACCCCAACCGCCCTATAAATAAGGGGAAAGCTTATGGCAGCACTAAGAACAGTATTGGCGGAAATGGCGCTCGCGTCGGCCACCCAGGCCCCGGGAACGTTTGTAAGCGGACCGATCGCTAACCCCGGCTATGCCATGTGGGTTGACGCCTCGGTGCACGTTTCCGCTGTGACCGGCGGCAGCCCGACGCTCGACGTCAAGCTGGAATCCTCACCGGACAACACCACCTGGACCGCGATTACCGGCGCGACCGCCACACAGCTCACTGCGGCCGGGAACGCCCGCGTTTCCGCTTTTGTCAACAGTGAGTACGTGCGGGTGTCTTCGACCGTGGGCGGTAGCTCCACGACCGTCACCTACGCCGTCGCAGCGGTGGTGATCCCGGAATGACCACCAGCGGTGACGAAGTATTGGATCTGACGAATAACCCGGCGATTGACACCGTCCTCGGTGTGGATCACCGGGTTGCCGGTAGCGTGCGCCGGCTACTCGCGGAACTCCCGAATGTGATCGCCTACGGCAAAACTGACCGGGTCCAAGGCATCTACCGGGAACTAAAGGGATTGGGGTACAAGGGGCCCACCACTTCGGTGGTTGATCCTGCCGGCAAGACACCGGTCGGACGCAGCTCCGGTAAACCCGATGTCACCGCGCCCGTGGTGGATAACACCACGCCGCCTAAAGGCGTCACGGCGACCTGATGGCTAATCCGTCGTGGGTCCTTTTGGAAGAGCTGAAAAACGACCAAACGCTTGACGGCCAGCTCACCGCCCGCGACGACGAGGCCCTCCAGCGAACCCTCGACGCCGCAATGTCCTGGGTGATGGACCACCGGCCGGACCTCGATTACCACGGCAACTGGACGGTGCCCGCCGAAGTCAGGTTGGGCACCATCCGGTTGGCCGCGCGATGGTTCGTCCGTCGGGTCAGCCCCAACGGCATGGTCCAGCTCGGTGACATGAGCAGCGGAATGGTCATGCGAACCGATCCCGATATTTGGATGCAGCTCGGGATCCTCGGTGGCCTCGCGTGACCGCCCCGTTAACCCCAGTCGCGAAGGCGCATCAAACCCTCGCGGACGCCATCGCGACGGTGCCGGATCTGCGGGTCCTCCTAGCCGTGGCAGCCCCCATCTCACCGCCAGCGGTGGTGGTGGGGCCGCCACGGCTGATGTGGCTGGGATACAACCAAAACAATTTCAGCGGTGGCCCCGTCACCGCGCAATGGAGCGTTTATTTCGTCGTCGGCATGAATCAATACGCGGTCGACGCGATGCTGTCAACGATCGGCTCGATCACGTTGGCGATTGAACGGTTAACGCCGGGCGTGGTCATGGGGTCCGGTCCCGGTGTTTATCCAAGTCCAAGCGGGCCACTCCCGGCCTACACGATTCTGGTCCAAATGGAGGTGGGAATGGTATGACCGCACCAGTGAACACGGGGGGCTCTCCCTTTTCGCCGACGGGTTTGGGCGTCCACACGCGGCGTCTGAAAATTGTAACTTTTACCCTAAACAGTGTCGATTACTCGTGCCAGCTAAACAACTGGAACATGATGAACAACACGGTTGATGGAGTAAAGACATATACATATTGTGGTAACCCGTCGGAGTTCCGGACTGAAACAGATAATGACTATGCGCTTCAGTTGAAGTTCTACGCCGACTGGCGTTTCGGTGGCATTTCCGACCTGTTGTGGAACAACAGTCGGGCGGTCGCCACGTTCCAATTGGACCACATGCCCGACATCGTCGGTGAGCACATTCGCTGGAACGGTACGTGCGTACTGAAAGCACCCACCGTCGGTGGCGACATCAGAACCCTAGAGGAGACCAGCGTGACCCTGCTCGTCCTCGGCCTTCCCCTGTTCACCCGGGTCGGGTGACCCGCCATGGCTACTAGCACAGCAATCGCGCTGAGTACCGTGGTGCAGCTATCCGTCGCGGTCAACCTCGCTAACACACTTAATGCTGGTGCGTCAGCGGCGAACCTTTCCAGCAATTACGGTGTGGCCCTCGCGAGCGGCACAGCCGCCGGTCAAGCCGATAAGTCGTGGTGGGATCACCGGACCTTGGCCGCTTCGACGTCGGAAACCCTCGACCTCGCTGGGTCGCTGCTGGACCCCTTCGGTGGGACCATCACCATGGCCCGGCTCAAGCTGCTGCTCATTTCAGCGGACTCTACGAACACGAACAACGTTGTTGTTGGTGGCGCGGCATCCAATGCCGTCGCCGGTCTATTCGGTGCCACCACCCACACTGGGATTGTGCGACCGGGGGCGACGCTGGTGTGGCTCGCGGGCACCGCTGACGCCATCGGTTACACCGTGACCGCCGGCACCGGAGATCTCCTCCAGGTCGCTAACTCCAGCTCGGGCACGTCGGTGGGGTATTCCGTTGTCGTGATCGGCACGTCGACCTGATGTTCACGTTCCGGGTAACCCCAGACAGTGGTGAACCGTATGATCTCACGGTGAAAAGCCGCGACATTGTGTTCTGGGAGAAAATCGATAGGACCCACACTGTTACGAGGCTGGAACATGAGCCCCGGATCACTGACATTTATTCGGTGACGCACGTCGCAGCGAAACGCCAAGGGTTCTTCTCGGGGACGCTAGCCGAATGGGAAACCAGCGTCGACCTCGAAGAGCCGACGACTCAGCCGGTGGCAGAGCCAGCGGACCCTACCCAGCCGGGTCTTTGACTCGGCTGACCATTGCGTTGGCAGTGGCCACCGGTATCGCACCTGATGTGTGGGCTGATCAGGACTGGCGCACCATCGTCACCGCATCGGAATTGCTGAGCAAAAAGACCGATAAAGATGACCGTCAGATGTCGGGGTGAGTTGTGAGCAGTCCGTTTAGTGATCAGTACGAAGCGGACGCGTGGGAAGGTGACTCGGGTCTCGCGGCAGCGAACCAGGCTTACACGTTCGACTCGCCGGCCCTCCCTGCTGGTGTCACCCTCAACCAGGGTGTAGCCGGTACCACCGTTAAGCCTTTCGATGACCCGGTTCCCGGTGCGGTCCTCAACGGTGACGCGTTCACCACCGAAATGGACCCAAGCAACCTGTCCCAATTAACCAAGTCCAACGACGCGTTGGGTCCAGGGCTCCTCACCAATGCCCGTACCGCTATCGGATCCGCCAGCCAGAGTACGGCCACGCAAGGCCCCGAGCCGCTCCCGCCGGTGGCTGCGCAGCCACCCAGCTGGTTCTCCGGTGCCGGCTACGGCGGCGGTTCCTACAGCGGTGCCACCTACGGTGATGGCGCCTACAAAGGTGGCTCCTACGGCAACGGTTCCGGTAGTTCCGGCGGTGGTCTTTTCGGTTTTTACGGTGGCGGCGGTGGTTTTTTCGGTGGTGGTGGTGGCGGCGGTGGTGGTGGTGGTGGTGGTTCTTCCTCCGACGGTGGTTCCTCCAGCGGTGGTTCCTATGGTTCCTACGACGCCACTGGTAACGCCTCAGGCCCAGCCAGGTGGTCACTGTTCGGGGCGCCTATCAACCCGTGGACACAAACCACGTCGATGTCGATGAGCGGAGCGCCTCCGTGGGATCCGAACGATCCAGCTGGCGCGGCCGGTCAACAGGCCGTCAGCCAGGCCATGAATAAATCCCTGTCCGGATGGGGCGCCGGTGGTGGTGGTGGCAGCGACACCGGAGATGCCCTTACTTCCACTTCCGATTTCCCAACCCAAGCTGAAGCGAACTACGGCAACGGTTTCAATGATTCCGTGTGGTCCGGTATTGACGGGGTCAGCACTGTGGGCCAGGACGAAGCCGCAGGTAACACCGATGGCGCTTGGAGCAACCTCGGCGGGATTACCACCGTCGCCCAAGACGACGCTAGCGGTGCGAATACACCGGGCCCTGGTTTCAACTCGCTGGGCGGTTCCGAGGGTGGCAGTTGGGCGGGCAACACCGCGTATATGCCAAAGACGGGTTTCGAATCCCGGGGTTATGACCCAGTGGTCGGGTCGAATCTGATCCAGGACGGCGACCTGTACAGCGACCACCCATCACTCATGGCCAAGTTCTACTCGGGGTAAAAGCGGTAAAGCGCATAACTCAATAGCGGGGAGGTGGTCATGTCTTCACCTGGGCTGTCTAATTACGGCGGGTCCGGATCGTCGTCCAGCGGCGGCATGCCCACCCAACGCAACATTATGATCAATTTCAAGGGCTCAGTATCGAACCTGCTGAGTTCCACGAAATCCGCTGCGGTCGGGATCGGTAAGCTCGGGCAGGGCGTCGCGAGCATCGGCAAGATGTTCACCTCGCTTCTCACGGGCAACGTCAAACCGTTAGTGAACGGTATTTTCACCGCGTTCGGCAAGCTGGCCAGCCTCTTTCTTCTCATGCCCGGGTTCCTGTTAGCGCTGGTCAATCCGATGAACGTCGCGCATATGGCGATGGCGAATTTCTCGGCCGCCATCAGCGCGGCTAGTCCCGCTGATTTTGTTGCGGCTACCCGAAATATGGCGCCCGCGATGAAAGACGCGGTCATGTCAATCCGGCTCCTAGAGCCGCAACTGAAAAACCTTTATGGAATTATTCAGCAAGGCTTTTGGGCTGGGTTCTCCGGTGACGTCACCCAACTCGCGCAGGTGTATTTTCCGATCCTCGGAACGGGCCTCGGTGGTATCGCCACATCACTGGGGGACCTGCGGGAAAAGCTAGTTCAGTTCCTGTTGCAGCCGCAGGTTATCGCGGCGATCCAGAACTGGATGAGTGCATTTGCTGGTATGGGCGACAAGATCCTGCCGATCATCGAAAACATGATGCCCACGATGTTGACGATGTTCACGGCGTTCGCGAACATCCTCATCGAACTGCTTCCCCTGGTATCGGTACTCGCTGGTTGGCTCGCCAACATCATGAACTTCATCGCCCCGATCCTCGCGGGCCTCGGGTCGATTACCAGCGGTGCCGGTGCGATCGGAGGCGTCGCCGGATCTGGTGGCTCCAGCAGCGGTGGAACCTCGTCAGGTGGTGGTATCGGTGGGTTCTTCTCCGGGATCATCAGCGGTATCGGCGGGTTCTTTTCCAGCCTATTCGGTGGTGGGAAAGCCAGCGGCGGTTCAGTGCTGGGCGGCAAATCCTATCTAGTGGGGGAACGCGGACCGGAGATCCTCCACATGGGTGGTAACGGATTCGTCCAACCCAACTCGGCGATGAGCGGCGGCAGTGGCCACACATACGTCAACGTCAAAATCGGGGAAACCGAGTTGCGGCAAATCGTCAGTAGCGAACTCGGCGCCATGAGCCAAGGCATCGCCGTCGCCGCGCGGATGGGCCGGGGGTCGATCGTCTAAATGGCTGCACTCACCCTCACCTATGACGACATTCTCAGCCGAGTGTTGTGCACCGCAACCTCGCTGCCGGCAACAGCGGACGTTGCGCTATTCGAAGTGTCCACCGACCAAATCCATTGGACGACCGTCCGTGGTGGCAGTGCCGTCACCATCGCCAGTAACAGCGCCAGCGTGTACGACTACGAATTCGCACCCGGCGTGACCAACTTCTACCGGATCAGCGCAGTCGACACCGGCGCACCCACCTTCGTGGCCAGCTCGACGGCTGTGACCGGAGTCAACACATCGGTAACACCGACATTGCCGGCGGGCTGGGCTGAGGGTGACCTGCTCACCATCTGGGCAAGTATCCGCAACTCCGGTGCCGGTTCGATCGTGGTCCCCGCCGGGTGGACCGCGATGTTCCAAACCGACAACATCGCGTTGCTCGGTCGACGGGCCACCAGCTCGGAATCCGCCCCCGTAGTGACCATCACTGGCGGTGTCGCCAATGCCGACGTGATCGCGCAGATGGCATGTTTCCGCAACCTTGACATTGTCCCGGCCGCTACGGCGTGGCAACTGAACCCGAGCGCACAGAACATCACCTACCCCGCGTTGAGCGCGATCGAATCCAACTGGGTCGCCGCGCTGATCCTCGGGTGGAAACAGGACGACTGGACCTCGGTGGCGACCATCACCGGGGGGCCGGTTGAGATCGGCGAGCCCGCTGCGACCGCAGGCAACGACGCGGGTGAGGTGTGGGATTACCAGCTGATGGCGACCCCGGTCGGGGTCAGCTCCGGTGCGTTCGTCGTGACCGGTGGTGCAGCGGCTATCAGCTACGGCGCCGCCGTGGCGTTACGCCCGGCACCGTATGTCACCCGCACCGTGAACACGATCATCCCGAACATGTCGCAGGTGTGGTTGAAGTTCGTTTCGGCCCCGTACCTGAATCGGTCAGTGTTATTGATTGACTGGCATGAGTTCGAACGCACCACCCGCGTGGGCTTCTACACCGTCACCGCGAAGCACACTGCTATCGCTGCGACCGACACGCACGTGCCCCGGACTGTGACCATTGAGTTGTTCGTCCAAGACGACAACGAGCTGGCCGCCGTGGACCTGGTGTTGTCACTGGGCATGGTTTTGTTGCTCCATATCCCACCGAATGTCGCCTTGAAAACCATGTATGCGGGTATCGGGACCTACCAGTATGTGCGGCCCTCGCACATTAGCCACCGGGCAACGTTCACCATTCCATTGACCGAAGTGAGTCAACCCAGCTTGACAGTCGTCGGTAACACCGTCACGTGGGCCACGCTAATCACCGACTACAGCACTTGGCAAGACGTCATTAACGCTAACGCCACGTGGACTTCGGTGCTGGCCCTAAGTGGCACGCCGGCTGATGCGCTGGTCGGTATCTGATTCCTTTCGCACACTAGAGGGGTTCGTCATGTGGCGTTTTCAGGGTTTCCGGGCGACACCCCCAGCTGAGTACGTAGCGAAGGACCTCACCCAATCAGGCGAGGCGCCCGACTACGAGGGGATCGTTTTCACTGACGGCACCGTCGTGTGCCGTTGGACTGGGAAATACCGGTCCCATTCGGTGTGGCGTAACTGGGAAGACTTCTATGAGGTGCACGGCCATCCCGAGTACGGCACGCGAATCGAATGGCTCGACGGCAACGGAGTCAAGACGCGTACGAAGGCCCCCTGATGCACTCGGTTTCGGGTCGGTTCCTGGCGGCGTTGCAGGGACCGCACAAGATGGCTGTCCGGGCGACGTTGTGCAACCCGGTGCCGCAGTTCGGTTTGAGCCCGACGGGAACCGACCTACCGGTCGTTGACGGCAATGTAACGATCCAATCCCTGTCAGATATTAAGAGCACGTTAACGATTACCGTGCCCGCTGAATTCTGGGATGACGTGCAACCGTTCGGCCAGGAAATTTTCATCGAACGGGGCATCGAATTCGGTCCCGGTGACGTCGAGTATGTGGGCCTCGGATACCACCGCATCGAACAGGCATCCCAGGACTCCGCGCCATTTGGCCCGATCACCCTGACTTGCTTGGACCGCACCGCCCAGCTACAACAAAATAAGTTAGTCTTCCCGCTGCCGTTGAATAACGGGGACTCCCACCGCAACGTTTTCCAAAGGCTCGTCAATGGTATTGCCATCCCGCAGCAGGCCACTTATCCGGGATTGAGCCCCGATGGTTACGGGATGTACCTCTACGCGCGGATGCCGATCAGCTGGACCGGTTATGACCCTGATGCGACTCTGATCATCGGGGACCAGATCGTGGAGGACGACGCTTACGCCTACCTCGCCCAGCTGATCAAATTCTATTACGCGGGGATCCGTTTCACCACGAACGGCGAAATGCTTGTCTACAGTCTCAAGTTCGATTTTTCCCACGCTGTCGCGACATTACACGGTGGTGCTGATGGCGCGATTATCAGCACGAAGCGATCAGTGAAAAGAACCGACGTCCACAATATCGTGACTGCTTACGGATCGGATCCGTCTAGCATCACCGACTTCATAGCGACTTTCAACGCTGACAGCAACTCGCCGTTAGCGTGGAACAAAATCACGTACCCGCAATTCGGCCCCAGTCCGACGTACTACTCATCCCCGCTGCTCCAAACCGATGGAGATGTGGAACTCGCCGGTGAGGTGCTCCTACGTCGGTACATCGCCCTGCCCCTGACGTTCACAATGCAGGTGGTGCCCAACCCCGCGCTGGAATGCAACGACCCCCTAGACGTCATCCTGCGGCCGGATTTCAAACCGTTCCGCTGCATGCTCGACACCATTGTGATCCCACTCAAAGCGAACGTGCCGGGGACGATCACCACCCGAATCCCGACCGCCACTGAGGGCCTTTCGCTGGGCCTCGGGATCTTGTGAAGAGGAACAATTATGACTGTTACCTATAGAGGTATGACCGGTGCTCTCGCCATCGCGTCCGGCGCCCGTGGCCCTGGCATCTACACATCCGATTTAATCAACAATACCGACCTCAATTTCGAGGCAACCGAACTGCTCGTATACGCAAGCGAATCCAGCGGCTCGCCGTCGTTAGTATGTTCTTTTGAGATCTCGACTGATGGCGGTACAAGCTGGACTACCGTTCCCGGGACCGAAACGACGGTGTTGTCCGGCCCTGGAAGTGCAGCTGTTAACGCTGCACTCAACGCCGGTGGTGATATGCGTGTCACCTCGACGGTCACCGGGACCGGGAGCCCCACCATTACCTACCGCGTCGCGGTACTAGTCCTAGCGGCCAGCTGAATGAGGCTCACGACGTGACCGTGCCTGATGCGTTTAGCCTGACGCGCCTATTCATCACCCCATCTTCTGTGCCGCCGGATCCAACGTTGGCACAGAACTGGGTCGGTGGCGTGATGACCCAATGGGACGCCGTTTCCTTTTCCAACACCGTCATCGTAGGGCCGGTCACCTACCGGAATCTGCCCGTCGTCTCACCTAATGGCCTGACCGTGGGCACCGTTTTATTGGCCAAAGGTCCAGCCGGTTACATTGTGATGGGAATGCTGGGTAGCGCCTCGGCGGTCACCCTCATTGACCCCATTCGTTACCGATCGCTGGTCGGTGACCTCGCCGTCCCCACCACCACGCTGATCGACGCCGGGATCCTCAACTTCCTCGTCAACGAGAACACGCAATACAGTATCGACGGCGCCATCTTCGTCACCGCAAACTCATCGTCAGACATCAAGTTCGCTTTCAACGGTCCGGCGAATATGGCCGCGAAGTGGGGAATGTACGGCCTCACCACCGGCACCGTTGTCAATGGTGTCAACGTCGTCGCTCTCAACGCCTACGGGGACACCGCGACTCTGTCGTATGGCGGCACCAGCGGCCTCCAGGTGGGTGGTATGTGGGGATGGTTCGCGACCACGGACACCCCCGGCCTCTTGCAACTCCGCGTCGGGCTCGACAGTGGATCTACCGCAGCCACCCTCGGACAAGGATCGTGGCTGCGCATTTCCGAGCTGGGCACCTTCGGTGGCGCTAACACCTTTATTAAGATCTACACGGCTACCGGTTCCCGTTCCTACGACCACAACGGGAACCCTATCGGTGGCACCGACCAGGACAACAATATGTACACCTGGTCACTGTCGGGCCGTTCATTCGGTAACGAAGCGCATATGTGGACTTTCCCCGCTTCGACAATGCGATCCGATCTTGCTGGCGCGACGATCCTTTCCGCCGAAATGTTCCTGAATGCGTTCGCCGCATCGTCTAGTCCAGCGGACCTGACTTACCAATGGAGCACCACGTCGAGCATCGCCGCGACGTTCCCCAACAACGGGTTCGGCGGCCAGGACATTAAGAACCTGTGGAACATTCCCGGCTGGGCGGGCTTCGACATTTCCTCGCAAATGGTCAACATCTTGTCGAATAACGCGAACAGCGTGCTCGGTGGCTCGTACAACTTCTCGGACTCGGCTACCGGTTTCCGAGGGTTCGGTTTCGGCGCTGCAACCCGGCCTTACATTCAAGTCACCTATTCGATATGAGGTAGCGCATGCCGAACACGTCTAAACTCGGCTTGCCGTACCCCGCGTTGGCGGATCTCCCGAGCGGCCCGTTGGCGGTCGGCAACCTCGCCCAGGCGATCGACGGCCTGGGCATTCTCGGTGGCAAACGGCGCACCGGACCCAGCTCCAACATCGTCACCATCGAAACGATCGTGGTCGATACACAAACCCTGTCGATGGCCGCGAACAGCGTTTTCCTTATTGACTTTTTCGCGTGTTTTACGGTGAGCGTGGCGGCGACAGATGTTGATATGAAAATCCGGTTGACCAGTGTGTCCGGCACCATCGTCGCCGAGGACATCGCGTTCGGTGTGTACGTGTCGCCGGGCATCAACCACGGGCATTTGTCGGTTCTTTACAAGACCACTACCGCCGAATTGGATTATTTCGCCGGCACCATGGTTCGCCAGGCTGGCACGGGAAACATTAACGCGGCTGTCGCCACCGCGATCACTGTTACCAACCTCGGTCCGTCGACCATTATCGGTGACTTCTAATGGCCCCGCACACCGGCGCTGGTGGTGTTATTCGCCAAGGTGTCGATTGTTGGATCGAAGCAAACAGCATTATCAATGTTCGTACCGGTCTTTCCATGGACGTCACCGGATGCAGTGTGCACGCCGTGGCCAGGGCCCGTTACGAACGCGTTGTCCTCGGTAGGCAATCAGTGCCTTACCGGTTCCGCATGTACAACCCGATCGTCGCGGAGTGGGACACCACTCCCACCGGTACCCAAGGCACAGCGGTAGCCGGCGGCGCTGTGCCCGACCAGGTCCAGCTGCACGTCACACCCACACAAACCCTGAACTGGCGTTGCCCCCTGGTTGTCATCCAAGCGGAGCTAACCGACCCGATCACCGGCTATGTGGAACGCATTATCGATGAGGTTTATGAGGTTTCTTTCGAGGCTATTGACCACTAACTCTGGGGGTGGCTGATGGCTATCACAGAGGACGGTTCCACACCGGCAGTAGTCTCTAAGACTGCTGTCGGCTCGGTCGTTACAGCCTCATTTAGCCCGCCGGCTAACTCACTGCTGGTCGCTATCGTCTCCGGTGGTTTCAGTTCGGGCAGCAACGAAACCATCAGCGTCTCCGACTCCGGTAGCCATACCTGGACCGCTGGGATCACACCGGTTGTTGGTCACGGCACGGTCGGTATTTACCTGTGCCAGTTGACCACCGCACCCGGTTCTATCACGGTCACCGCCGCGTTCACCAATAACGCTGGTGACGAATACATTGCGGTCCGGGTCCTCACCGGTGCGGCGACCTCGCAATCCGGCGCGGGCAGCGGGAGCCGTAACACCGGGTCGTCATCGACTGTTGGCACATTTTCGGTAACAACCACCCAAACCGGCTCGGTTGTTTACGGCATCGCGGATAACTGGAACAACAGCAGTGCGCTCACCCCGAACGCGGCCACAACGCTGATCACCCCGGCGTTCACTGATACCACGAACAACGCTTATGCGGTCAGCTGGAAATCGACGTCAGCGACGGGCACTCCCGGTGCTACCACATTCGGTGGCACGTTCGGGTCCTCAACGACGTCCGTTAGCGCAGCGCTGGAAATCCTTCCGCAGACAGCGGTCGCCGAAAGCGGTCAAACCCCGATCGGTTTAGCGGCGACCGGCATCGGGGCGAAAGTTGCTCCCACCGGCGGCAGTTGCGCACTCGGCCTCGCCGGTACCGGTATCGACCGCAAAGCCGCCCCGCAAGTTGGTCGTGGCGCGGTGGGGCTCGCGACCAGTGCTGTCGACACCAAACGAGCGGTGCAAGCCGGTACGGGCGCCCTGGGTGCGACGTCGACCAGTGTTGAGCACCGCACCGCCGCGCAGGCCGGCGCCAGCTCGCTGGGCCTGGCGGGCACCGGGACACCGCACAAGACAGCCCCGATCACCGGCCGCGCCGCGCTCGGGTTGGCCAGCTCGGGCACCGCAGCGAAAACCACTGCGGAAACCGGCCGCGCGGCCCTCGGTCTCACCAGCTCGGCCATCGACCGAAAGCTTGCGGCCACTGCTGGTGCCGCCGCACTCGGGTTGGCCACCACCGCGACGGAACGCAAGACCGCACCGCAGCGTGGCGCCGCCGCGTTCGGCGCTGCCGCTACCGCAGTCGACCGCAAAGCCGCTGTTGTCGCCGGTTTGTGCGCTATCGGCTTATCCGCCACGCACGCTGGTCAGGAAAACAAATCCACTAGCTATTTCGGTTTGGTCGGCCTCGCTGGTCCCGTCCGCAAGGTCGCGATAACCAGCGCGGTGTGCACCCTCGGACTGTCGAACGCCGGCACTGCACGTAAAACCGTCGCTACTAGCGCGCTGGTCGCGCTGGCCATTACTGGCACCGGGACCGAAGTCAAGTTCTTCCCACCCGCCCGGCCGTGGCCACCGAGGGCCCTTTCAGTGGTCCTCACCCATAGCGACCTCGCGGACACCGAACTTACTAATAACACCATAGCGACCGTGAATCTCATTTAGGAGCACTAATGCCCTTTAACGCCACAGCATGGAACCAAGCACTGGATGCTCTCGATGAGACCCCCGCCGCGCCGTCCAGTGGGATCGGGTTCGTCGGTATCCACCAGTCCAGCGGTGACCCCGGCACTACCCTGACCGCTGGTGGTACCGAGGCGACCGGTGGTTCACCGGCCTACGCTCGGAAAGCTGCTGTTTGGAGCGCCGCTGCCTCTGGCCAGAAAACCAATACAAGCACTTTCACGTTCGATGTCGCCGCTGGCACCTACGCGTATTTCGGTTTGTGGAACGCTCTCACCGGTAACAGCGGCACCCAGTATCTTGGCTACATTCCTTTCGGTGGGACCACTCCACTCAAGGGTTTCGCCTCGGTCGACACGACCCTAGCCAACGCGGACTTCTTCTCCGTCGCCCACGGCCTGTCCAACGGTGACCGCGTCATCCTTTACAACGAGTTCAATACGACTCTGTCGACTGGTATCACCGAGGGCACTATTTACTTCATTGTCGGTAGTGCCACGAACACATTCCAGCTGTCCGCGACTTCCGGTGGCGCAGCGATCACCTTAACCGTTTTGGCTTCCGGTGGGTTCTTTTGGCAACGCGTTGTGCCGGAAGTATTCGCCTCCCAAGGTCAGATCACCGTCGCTGCTGGTGCGCTGATCCTCGACGCCACCACCATGTAATGGCTGATTGGCCTCCCGAAGGTAGTTGCCGGGTTGTTGACGCAGGTGTGAGCGGGTCTAGCGGGACGGCGGTTACCTCCTCGGCAACGGTTAACGTTAAAGGCGCCTGGGCTCAGTTGATCGCATCCACATCCTTCACCGCGAGCGCGTTGTTGGTTATCTACAATCCGGCATCGGTGCCCAGCCTGATGGATGTTGGTATCGGCGCGTCGGGTTCCGAAGTCGTGCTGGTACCTAATTTGCACGCCGTCCCGCCAGCGTCGGTGACGAATCTCCCTGTGGCGATCTACGTTCCGATAAGCATTCCAGCGGCGTCTCGGTTATCCGTTCGTATTCAGGCTAGCTCGGCGTCCGTTGCGGGCACCTGCACCGCGTACATCATTGGCGGCGCGTTTGATTTACCGGCAGCTAGATCATTGGTTACTGCTTACGGCGCGGTGACTACGAACTCCAGGGGAACGCCTATCGACCCCGGCGCGACCGCCAACACGAAAGGCGCTTGGGCGCAGCTCACCGCGTCTACGACGGCAGTCACCCGGGGCTTGCTTCTCTGCTGCGGTAATCAGGGAAACACCTCAGCGACCGTCGCGAGCTGGGTGGTCGACGTTGGGGTGGGAGCCTCCGGATCCGAGGTTGTACTAATCCCGAACTATCGCTTGGTCCAATCAACGGGTAACACTTTAGCTCCCGGCTACTCACCGGTGTTCCCGGTCAGCATTCCGAGTGGGTCACGGCTGGCTGTTCGTGCGCAATGCAGCATCGCTACGTCACCAGCCAGGTTGTTTGATTTTGTCCTCTACGGCATCACTTAGGAGGTTGCCGTGGCCGTCACCGAAAACACGAGCGGTTCCCAAACAGCGGTCATCGGGACAGAGCACACACTGGCCACGGTCGTCACCGCAGGGATTTATGTGCTCCGGGTGGACATCGCGAACCTCGCGGTCAGTGACCTGCTGGAGCTGCGGGTCTACACGAAAGCCCGCAATGCCACCGACACGGAACGCTTGATCCACGGGCCCGCTGAGTTCGGGCCCATCCCACCCGATCAGAAACTGGTGGACTCGGTGCCGATCATGGCGACGGGTGATTTCAAAGCGACGTTGAAACAAACCGCTGGTACTGGTCGCGCGTTTCCTTGGGTGATTCTATCGTCAGGGGCGTAATGCCGTGTCGCTGACTATTCGGCATTTCGTTCTCTACACCCCCACGGCTGTAGCCGCCGTCCCTGAAGGTGGCACCAGTGCGGTGGGCCTGACGGCCACTGGTACCGGACGCAAGGTCGCAGCCCAGGGGGGCAGTACCGCACTGGGGCTTGCCAGCACCGGTACTGCCCGCAAGGCAGCGCCGCAACAGGGCGCCAGCGCAACAGGACTCGCGGCGGTAGGCGTCGATAAGAAGTCCGCTTCGGAAGCCGGTACCGGAGCACTCGGGCTGGCGGGCACCGGCACCAGGCCGAAGACGGCACCGCAGGGCGGTACTAGCGCGCTGGGCGTCACCGCGACGTCCGTTGAGCACCGCACCGCAGCACAGCGCGGCACCAGCGCGATCGGTTCCACCAGCACGGGCGTACAGCACCGTACGGCCGCCCAGGCGGGCACCAGCGCCACCGGCCTCAGTAGCACAGGCATCGGGCACAAGCTGACCCCGCAGGCCGGTACGAGCGCCGTGGGCGCCACCAGCACGGGCGTGGGCCGCAAGGCAGCACCGCAGCGCGGCACCGGTTCAGCTGGGCTCACCGGTACCGGTATCGAGCACCGGACCGCAGCGCATAAGGGCACCAGCGCGATCGGTCTCACGTCGACCGGTGCGCAACACCGCACCGCCGCACAGGGCGGCTCGACGACGCTCGGGCTGGCCAGCTCGGGCACCCAAGGCAAAACCGCACCCGACACCGGCCGGACCGCACTCGGGCTCACTGCCACCGGCACCGGACGGAAGGCCGCACCACACACAGGTGTCGGGACCGTTGGTATCGCCGGCACTTCGACCGCGCGCAAGGTCGCAGTCGAAGCAGGCACGAGCACGGCGGGACTCGCCGGCACCAGCACCGGCAGCAAAGCCGCCCCCCAGGACGGCACCACCGCGCTGGGGTTGGCGACCGCCGGCACGGGGAGCAAAGTCGCGCCCGCTGGCGGTGTCGCCGCGCTGGGCCTGGCCGCCGTCGAAAAAGAACCCACTCCCGCACCGGCCGCGTTCATCGGTCTCACCGCCACGGCGAGCAGCTCGAAGATCGCCGTTGTAACGGGGTCCTGCTCGCTGGGTTTGTCGGCGACCAGCACCGGGCGCAAAGTCATCACGGGCCAGCTCGCTAGTGCCCAGCTTGGCTTCACCGCGACCAGTACCGCCGGGAAGGTGATCACCGGGCAGCACGCCACGGCCAACGTCGGGCTCACGTCGGGCGCGGTCGCACGCAAGGTGATCGGATCGGCGGGCAGCTGCCCGGCAGGGCTCACCACCACCGGCACCGGCCGCAAGGTCACCGGGACCACGGGCAGCTGCGCGGTTGGGCTCACCGGTACCGGCGTTGATATTCGGCTCGCCATCACCACCGGGCGCCAGGCCCTCGGCATGGCCGCCACCGGAACCGCAATAAAGAGAGCACTCCCCGCCGCTGCTATCTACCTCGGACTGAGCGGCGCGGGCAGCGTCACGAAGCTCGCGGGCGGCATCGGTACGGCGTGTGTGGGTCTGGTCTCCAGCGGCCTGATGCGCAAACACGCGGCGGCCAGCGCCGTGTGCACCCTCGGGCTGTCCAGCACCGGCACCGGCCACCGGCTCGCCCGACTAACCGGCAGTGGCTACGTCGCCCTGATCGTCGGCGCGGCCTCACCGAGTAAGCGAACAGGTACCGGCGGCCTCTGCGTGCTGGCGCTGGCCGGTACCCACGCCGACGTCCTGAGCTGGCTCCCCGAAGCCGGGTTCGTCGTGATCACCGGTGTAGCCGAAGCGGTGGTGACAGTCACCGTCGCCACCCAAGGCCAGGCGCTGGTCACCGTTGGGGCCACGGGATCGGCGTCGCTAACCCGCAACACGATCGGATCGGCGTCACTCACCGGCGACGCGAAAACGACCGTCGACATCACGTAATCGAAAGGTTCCCAGTGACTACCGCCGTGCCCGAAGCAGTTTCATTACCGGAATTGACCCCGTATAAAGCCCGCAACGGTGACATCATTTACGCCGGTAGCTACGGCGTCAGTCACGGCAGCGGCCTGGCTGGTGAACTGATCCGCCACGCCACCGCATCATGGGCTGGGCACGCTTTCGTTTACATCGGCAACGGTCTCATTGTGGAAGCGGCACCACCGATAGCGCGTGTTTCCCAGGCGGATAGCCACCCCGACGCGGTGTGGAACTCCCGGGAGACACTCACCACCGACCAGCGGTTGACTATTATCGCCCGCGCTCACGCTCTGGTCGGGACGCATTACGACTGGCCCGCTTATGTTGGGTTCGCCCTGGAAATCCTCAAGATCCGTTCGGGTGCGCAACTCGACGCCACTTTCAAGCAGGATCAGTGGCGGGTGTGTTCCGCGCTGGTCGCTGATTGCTACGCCCAAGCCGGAATCGTCATCGACCCCGGTGTCGATATTAACCTCGTTAGTCCCGCTGACCTGTACGACCGGATCGCGCAACGATGAGCCGGTGCCCCTGGCGGATCCAAACCTTATTCGAGCATTTCACTGGCCGGCTCGTCGAAATGGATTTGCGGCACCAGCAACGGTTCGACGCGCAAACCAAAGCGATCGAAGCTGCTCTGACCGCGCAGCGCACCGCCGTCGAAGCGGCGCTAGTCGCAGCGGATAAAGCCACGAACAAAGCGGAGGAAGCCGCATCGAAACGATTCGACTCGGTAAACGAGTTCCGTGCCGCCCTGTCGGATCAGGCCGCGAATTTTATTACCCGCATGGAGGCGGAAGCTTCCATCAGGCGGAACACCGAACGCGTCCAAGAGGTCGCGACGCGGTTGCAAGACATCGCCACCAAAGCGGAGGTGATCGCCGCACACAGAGGGCTCTCCGAACGCCTTGACCTACTAGCGGAACGTGTCACTCGCAGTGAAGGCAGAGGAACTGGCCTCGCCGCCGGCTGGGGATACATCGCCACACTATTCGGTGTCGTAGCCACATTCGTGGCCGCCTACTTCGCGATCCGGGGATGATAAGGGGGTCAACTCGCGTGCTCAAAAGCTGGATTATGCGCCTTTACTCGGCGTGGCAGAAAACGCAAACACCCGTCATCTTGCCTATCTCCCTCATTTGTGTAGGCATCGTTTCCCTCGTCCTCGGTGACGGTGCGTCCAAAGCGTTCGACAACCTCGGCGGTGGTGCCCTCATCAGGTTAATGGGGGTGTTTATGATCGTCGGGGGGGTCCTGATCATTTCCAGTATCCTGAAAAACAATTTCGCGCGGGAAGTTCTCGGGCTCGCGTTCGCCGCGCTCGGCGCCGCGATTTACGGTGGGGGCGTAATCCTCGGCCTCCACTCTCAAGGGCTCGTTTCGGGTATCGGATACACCGGGATCACCCTCACACTGCTGGGCCGCATCTACTTCCTCGTCCAAGCGACACGGAAAGACCAGCAGCTGCGAATAGTAGGTGTCAGTGTCGAATGACTATCGATCTCCAGACATTAGTTCTGGTGTTCTGCGGTGCGGTTGTCCCGCTGGTCGTCTACCTACTGTCCAGAGGCCCCGCGCTGCGGCAGCTGAAAATCAATACCGATGCCGCGATGGTCACCTCCGCTACGGAACTGGCCACCACCTTGCAAGGCCAGGTTGAGTTCCTTACCAAAAAGGTGGCGACGTTGGAAAGCAACCTCGCCACTGAACGCATCAACTACACCAATCAACTCAACGTCGCATACGCGATGATCGCCGAATTGCGAACGAACCAAGATGCCGCCCGAGTCAACACAGCCGAGAAAGGGGCGCCTGATCGAAAACTCGGCTAGCCACAGAAAACCATCCTGGTGGGGTGCCCCTTACTGGGCTGCTTACCTCACTGATCTATCCGAACAGATCCTCAACAATCAAGGAGCCCAAATGGCAGCCATCGATGACGTCAACACCGCAGTCGCGAGCCTCAAGGACGCGATCACCGTCGCGCTAAACGATTTGGCCAGTAAGGCTGACGCTGGTTCCCTGTCCGGCGCGGATGTGCGCAATGTGATCGGTCAGCTCAATGCCGAGCACGATGCGGTCCTCGCTGCGGTAGCAGCTGTGGATAACGCGCCGGCACCCACTGACGGCAGCGGTACCCCGGCCGCCGGTGATGGCACTGGGACCACCGACGGCACCGGCACCCCGGCCGCCGGTGATGGCACTGGAGCCGGTGACGGCACCGGCGCCTCTACTCCCACCGCATAAATAACCGCAAACGCGAGGCCAGTGCTCCCCAGCAGTTCGGGGGGGGGGCACTGGCCTCGCTCCTATTTACGGGGGACGCTTTGGCGACCTTATTGGGACTCGACTACGCGGGCGGTGTCCCGCACCCAACAGCCATCACCGACGCCGGTTACGGCTTCGTCTGCCGCTATCTCACCTCAGGCGGCCCAGGGCTCCCAGGGAAACTACTCACCCCCGGTGAATTCACCGCCCTCCAAGCCGCCGGTATCGCCGTCGTCGTCAACTGGGAAACCACCGCCGACCGAATGAGAGCCGGCCACGACGCCGGGATCGCCGACGCCGAATCAGCGGACACCACAGCCACATTCCTAGGTGTCCCCAGCGACCGGCCTATCTACTTCAGCGCCGACTGGGATGCCGCGCCCGTCGACCAGGCCGCCATCGACGCGTACCTCACCGGCGCCGCATCAGTAATCGGTGCCCGCAGGGTCGGTGTGTACGGCTCCTACTACGCGGTGCAGCGCTGTTTGGATAACGGCACAGCGCAGTGGGCTTGGCAAACCGCCGCATGGTCCGGGGGACAGATCGAACCGCGAGCCCACATTTACCAGCGAATCGGATTCGCCACCGTAGGCGGTGTCCAATGCGACGTTAACGAAGCCCGTCAAATCGACTTCGGTCAACACCCTTACTCATCTCCGCTAGGAGTACCCGACATGCCCTCAGGTGTCATCGCGTCCGGACCCCAAACCACTAAGCTCGTGATGCCCATCGGACCGAGTGTTTCCGCGCTAGTCGCTAAAGGATGGCTCTCACTGGCCAGTTCCGAAAACGGGACCGCGCAAGTGTGGATCCAAGGCCCGAAAGGCGGTATCGGTCCGATGAACGACATCACCCTAATCAAGGACCAACGCTGGTGGATGGAACTACCGGACGGCACAGACCAAATGACGGTGCACACCAATAGCGCCGGTTCTGTTGGCTGGTGCCTGGAATTGCAGTCCCGATGACTACACCACCGAGCCGGCCTCAACCGTTGCAGGCAGTCGCTAACGATGTCGCTACGACGGCGGGCGTGTGGATGGGTATCGCTACCACCCTGGTTTCCGCTGGGCTGATCAGTATCAGCGCCAGCAACCTGATCACTGCCCTGTTCGGTCTCATTCCCGGTGCCCTCGCCGCGTCCGGGACGATCCTCGCGGCCCGCCACGTCGCGAAATCCGCTGGGCCTTTGGTCACCCCGGTATCCGACCCGCAGAACAACCAAGGTCGGCGACTCGTACCGGAAATGCCAATGCCCGTGCAGCCGGTCATCACGACAACGACGAACTTCCCGCCGTCCACGACCACTGGCACTAGTGGTAGTGCCGTGTTCGGTCCGCTCGGGACCTGAAAGGAACCGCGATGCTGCTCCTCGCTGGCCTACTGGTCCTGTGGATCGTTCTGGCCGTGATCGGGTTCATGTTCAAAGCGCTCCTGTGGCTCGCGTTCGTCGCGCTCGCGTTCTTCGCTGTCACGGTCATCGCTAGTGCCATTCACCTCCTCAAGGAAAAGCCGTAGAGGTGGGCCGCCGGATCCTCATCACCTCATCCCGCACCTGGACTCACGTGGCCACCATCGACGAGGCCCTGAAAAGGGAGTGGGGTGACGGCACCGCGATCCTCGTGTCCGGTGCCTGTCCCCAGGGCGGTGACGCGATCAGCGAACAAATCTGGGAGTCGTGGGGTGGCACGGTGGAACGTCATCCAGCGGCGTGGGATATCTTCGGCAAAGCCGCTGGATTTAGACGCAACGCGGAAATGGTCGAAGCCGGCGCCGAAACGTGCCTCGCTTTCATCCACGATCAGTCCCGTGGCGCTACCCACACAGCGGACCTAGCGGAGGCCGCTGGTATCCCCACTCAACGATACGAAGTAAGCTCGGCAAGACCTGCGAAGCGGCGCGGCTGAGCAGGCGGTGCGGTGGGCGCACCCAGCACCAAAAAAACGTCCCGTCCAACCCAGCAGCAATGGGTTGGACGGGACGTTTTTTCGTGCCCTAAATCAGTGATTCCGGGTGTGGTGTCGGCTCGTGCGGTGGTTGGTGCTCTATACCCAATTGGTCGAACAGCTTGTGTAGCGCGGGGATCCCGCTGATGTCGTGGCTGTCCATGACCCATCCCAACGCTCGTCGAAGCTCTCCAATGGTGAACACGTGAGGCACACCGCCATCGCGAGCCAGCGCAATGATCCGGTCCCGCAACGCTGAGATGTTCGGGCAACACTTATGCAGACCGTGCGGTCGCTCACCGTCGATGAGGTCCATCCACTCCGCATCAGTTAATTCGACGACTTCGATGTGTTCCCTGGGTTCCCCAGGTTCTTGGGCATATTCGATGCTGGACGCTTGGCATCCTGCTGGGCACCGGGCATCGTCTGGTGCTTTAGTCGCAGCTGAACACTGCGACCAGCGGCACCAAATTCCGTTGTCTTTGTTGTGGTAGTTGTACCGGCGTTGAGTCTGAGGAACAGTCACGTCTCGCCCTTCGTGTCGGTGGTCTGCTAGGGTCGCCCGGCGGGGTGGAGCAGTCCGGAAGCTCGTTGGGCTCATAACCCAAAGGTCGCGGGTTCGAATCCCGCTCCCGCTACTCAGGTACCTGTGCTGCCTCGCAATGGAAACCTAGAGGGAATCCATGCCCACACCGACCGTCCATTTCATCCGCGCTTGGCGGCACGGGGTAGTCGACGGGCCCCGGATGGATCCGGTCGGCTCGCTCAGCGAGATCGTTACGGTCCCAGCGGCAGTGCATTCCGCCGTGTGTTCCGTCGTCGTTCCCTAGCCACCGCAGGTAATGCGCCAGGAACGGTCGCAGCGCCTCGGGGATCTCAGGCTCGGGTATCCGCTGGTATGCCGTGTACGCGCAGACGTAGAGGTACCCGCCGGAACCGTTGGTGTTCCCCTTGATGATCACGGTCCCGTCATCGACGAGTACGTGTTCACCGGCGACTCTGGTGTCCATTTCCCGGGAGGTCAGCAGCGCGCTGGCCCGTGCCTTCCACCGCTCGTCGCGCCCCATGGTGTCCAGGTGCGCCGCCAGGCGCCTGAACGCGTCGTCCGAGCCGTAGGTGCTGGTGCGGTCGTGCACCACGTCCACGTCACCGTCCTGGGTGACGATCGCGCGGCATCCCCAGGCCGCTTCGACATACTCTGGTAGTCCCTGGTTGTAGCCGAACGGTAGGCGCGGTTTGTCACCCATGATTTAGCTCCTTCAGATCTTCCGGGTATTCCCAGTTACGTTGGGTGGGCCACTCGACGAGTACGCAGACCTCTATGTCTGTGCCGTGGCGTTCCCTGCCGGTGGCAAGATCGATCTCGGTTGGTTCCACTACGACACCGCGAGGTACCGGGTAGTCGTCATCGGCATCAGTGAGCGTGACTTGCGCACCAACAGGAATGTGCGGTTTCAACGCTGCCCGCAGTTTGGCGAGCGTGGCTGCCGATCGTTCGACCTCGATAATGGTCGCCTTATCGATAGCTGCGTGTGCGGCCTCCAGTCTCGTTTGACCGGACTGCGCATCCCACGTGAATTTGACTCTCCTCGGTGACATGACGGAATGGTTGTGGTGAAGCGTGTAGTCCACTTTCCCGTCGTCATGGGTGACTCCCAGACCGAATCGCCAACCAGGGCGGCCTTCGACGTTATTGCGATCCCCTAATGACATTAGTGATTTCCTTCCAGGAGTAACCGCCGTGCGGTGGCCTGTTCGATGTCCTCGACTTGGCGGCTTGCTCCTCGGCGAGCATGCGATCCGTCAACCATTCAGAGATCTCATAAGCGTCTTCTTCCCTGGCGGCTGAGGCGAGGAATAGTAAATCCACGATGAGGCGGTGGTGAATGCACGTGACGCGTCTGCCGCGCAAACCGGGCCCCCGCAGACCAGGCCCGCGCCACCACACGTATGCGCATTCAGCGCAGGAGTAGATGCCGGTGCGGAAGAGCCCGAAGACCCGGTGTCCCGTCTTCGGGCAGCACGGGCACTGGTGCGGTTTGTCGTAGTCGGCCCGCACAGGCCGGTACAGCTTCATCGCCGACCGGCCCTGATCTCCACAGCGACCTTGTAACTGGTCAGGGTGACCGCGCCTTTCCATTGGCAGATCGGGCATATGCCGCTGTCCGCTACCGCCTGCGCATGACGTCCCCGCAGGTTCAGTCGTGACTCACATTTCAGGCAACGAAAATGCCCGCTGGCGAGCTTCATGGGGTAGCTCCTTGATCTCTTTCAGGAAACGGCCACGGCTCTAGCCCAGCCGTAATGCGCACCGGGTTGGCCAACTCCCGGCAGGGAATGCAGACCGGTTCCCTGACGGCGCGTTCCGGGTTGCCGCCCATGTCGGGTGCTTTGCCGGTGACGGGGTCGACGAACAAGCTGGGAACGCTGTCGGGGTCGAACCAGAACGGCACCCCGCAGCAGAAACAGGGTCCGTACGCCATGATGTGTTCAGCCATTCGGCTGCTCCTCTTCTACTATCGGGCGCAAGCTTCCCGAGATGTTTTTCCGCAGTCGCCGGTAGAGCGCGCCGATCTGCGCACGTTGGTCTGCGGACACTGGGTTGCCCTCCAGCTCCCTCAAGGCCACAACGCGGGCCACGAGATCCGACCACCGGTTGCTGTCGATCAACTTCCCGCAGGTGGGGCACGCGGCCCAACTACCGAGGCTCATCTCGTTAGGTCGACCCGGGGGCACGAAGTCCCGCACCGGCAACACGAACTCGGGCCAGTCGTGATTGCAGAAGTCGCACCGGCCCTCCCGGTAGCCCTCAGGTGCCCGGATCGGTTGGGGTTCGTGGTCGGCTGGTGAGTCTTGCTCGGTGTGGATGTACTCAGCGCCGGTCTCATCGATGTAGTTGTGGAGCACCCGCCGGCACACCGCACAGATAATGATCACGTCGTCGCTCACGCGGGCACCTCAGCTGCGATGGTTTTGATCCAGCGGCGTGAGCGTGTGTTCGGCTGGTATGTCGAGTCCAACCGTTTAGAGACGATGCCCTCCAGGCCCAGGATGCGGATCGTGTTGAGCAGCTTCCAGCCGTCCATGTCGTCCGCAGCGGTGTACGACGGCGACACCTGCACCTGCGGTGAGCCGACCAGACCGAGCCCGCTGAGCAGCTCCCTGCGGCGGGAGTAAGGCAGACCGCACACCGATTCACCGTCGAGGGCGAGCACATCGAACACGTAGTAGGAGACGGGTACGCGTTTCCTCAGCATCTCGGTAGGTCGGCCGTTGCGCCGCTGGAGTAACCGGAAACTCGGGCGACCGTCATCAGCGAGGGCCACGATTTCCCCGTCAAGAACAACCGACCGTTCGCCGCACAGCTCGGCGAGTGCCTCGGTCAGCTCGGGGTACTGGTCGCTGAAGTTGTTGGTCTGGCGGCTGGTCAACCGGACCCGGCCGCCGCTTGTCGTGACGATGCCCCGGTAGCCGTCCCACTTAGGTTCGAATGCCCAACCGGGACCGGTGGGTGGCAGACCGTTGGTCGCCAGCATCGGTGAGATGGGTGGATCCATTACGGTGTTCACGGGCGGAAGGTCCTTTCTTCCGTCAAGGGCCTGGCCAGAGGGTTGCCGCCTACTGGCCGGGTCCGCCTAACAAATCAGGTGGGGTTGTCGAGCACCTGGTACGACAGCAGGCACTCCGCTGCTTCCTCCTTGGTCCGAGCCATCCCGTAGGTGGGCGCTGTGTCCGGGTTGTGCGCCACGTACTCCGGGCGGATCGCACACCATGGAGTTTTCGGGTACCCACGGTTGGTCACTGTCCCGATTTCCCGACCTGTCGCCCGCTCGTACACGTTGTAGAAGTCGTGGTTTCCTATCTGCTCCAGCCTGATTGGTGATCTTCGTTCCTGTCGGTCTTCTTCGTCCAGCGCGGCAGTTAGCAGGATGTTGGCCGCGCCGGACATGCTCTGTCGGTGACTGCGTCCTCGTTCCTGCAATCGCCTCTTGACCTCAGGGTCGAGGTAGAGGGTGGTCCTCTCTGTTTCCTCCTGCGGCGTCATAACGTCACTGTAGCACCATGGTGACGTCGTGGGGACGTTTTGCTACCGTGAGCCCATGGTCAACAACACCAGGGGGGCATGAGCCCCGACCCGACCGGACCACCCACGATCCGGCACCTCGACTTCTCCGAATTCCATCCCCTAGATCACTGGCCAGCTGGACCCCGGTGCGGATCCCTACCCGGCGGCTGGCGCAACCACCTCAGCCTTGCCTGGACCTACCGCTGGTCGCCGCAGCTCGCCGCTGAAACCCTGTGCCGCATCGGCCGACACCGCTGGTGCCAAGGCTGGCATTACGGCGAGCCCGGCACCTGGTGCGGGAACTGCGCGAAACCGAAACCGCCATAAAGCAAACGGGGCAGGCGCCCGCCCCATTTCCTTGAATGGAAGGTGCCTGCCCCGTTGCCCTCGGGTTTGCAGCTGTGCCCTGACTGCCCCCGAGTATCCCGTCCGGTGGCGAACGGGAATCCTTAAACTGTTTCGCTCTCGCTGTCCGGTGCCCGACACGCCGCCGCAGCGGTACGCAGCATCGTTGTAGTGGCGTCCACCGTGCACCGCCCGAACCCGCAATACCCAGATATGTGCACTGGCACACCGGGAAGGAATTCTTGGATCCAAGACACGATCATGCGAACCTGATCTGGTGTCAGATCCTCGTGGAGGATTCCCGCGACGAACGCGCAGCCCGGTGGGAGACGCAACCGAGCTAGATCGCTGTAGTCCTCTTTGATCAGCGACGGCGGCGACTTAGAGTCAGCCAACGGGAAGTGAACGTACAGCGGCGGTTTGTGGTTCTTGGGCCACTTCTTCACGATCCTGTTGATCAACAGGACCCCTGCGAGGAACTCGGGCGGGATCACGCTTTCGCGGTTAAGGTTCCCGTCGCACGCATGCGCACCGGACTCCGTTTCAAGTGGGGCCGCCCGCACGTTCCGCAACACCTGCCGTGCTAGCCACGCCACCGGCAGCGGAAGCAGCCACCGTGGGAGCTGCTTGAGCAGCGTCGTCAGCAACACAAGTTCAGCGGGGAACTCGAACTGGCACAGCAACGACGACTTGGACCCAGCCGCAGGCTGCGGACGCCGCGCCTCGCTGACGATGGCACTCATTTCCCGGGCCAGTGCTTTAGTGAATGGCCGCAGATACCTTCTCTGTCGCAGAACGCCACGCACCCCGAACGAGAAGTACGCGTAATTGAAATCAGTCGGCCACCTCAGCTGGTAGGAGAGCTTGTCGTGACCGTGCTCCCGCAGCAACCGCCGGACCGTTGTCCAGTGCCTCCTGAAGTCGTCTAGGAGGTGAAGGTTGAGGTCGTTCTCCGTGAATGTGCGACCAGGACGGATCTTGAAATTGAGGACGTCGCTGAAGGTCTCCCAGTTACCATCGAGGGTCACCTCCAAATTGGGGTTGTTCCTCAGCTCCCGAATAACAGGGACTATCCAATCGATCTGGTCGGGATCCGTTTCAGTGGACCCGAAGCTGAACGCTAGACATTCCGTTATCTCGTTCAGCGCCAGTTCTTGGGCATCTCTGGGGATCATCCCTGCTGGCATACTGCCCACAGGATGGAACATTGTGCTGGTGCTGGTGGGCTCACTACTTACCATTGTTCTCCTTTCATTCAGCGGCACGGGGAGTAGCGCCCTTCCCCAAGCGCTACTCCCCGCAGTTGTTGTTATTCGGGCGGCTAGTCGAACTCGCCGTCCTTTACTCCTGCGATGAACGCGGCCCACTCAGCGGGCGTGTACCGGGTATCGGGGCCACCATTCGAGTTACGCATAACTCTCACCCCGTCCGGGAACACCCCGACCTCGACGCTTTCGCTCATATCTACCTCGCTTTTGGGCGACTTAACATAAGTCAAGCCGGTGGCGTCGCGTGCGTACAGTTCTTTCAGCTCCGCGTCAGTCATCTTGCTTTCGCCTCCTGTGCGTCCCGTATTGCTTGGGCCTGGACCAGCGCGTACTGCGCGTGTTCCTCTGAGGTTTCAGGTGGAGGGCACTCCTTCTCTAGGAGTGCCGTGAAAACATCGACCTCCTCGTCTGCTGCGCCGGTCGCTTGGAAGGCTCGGATCTTTAGGTACGCCTGCCCCCACCTGCTATCGGCCCACGACGAGTCCTCGATAGGCGAACTCATTCGCTCTCCTTCTTTGGGTGCTGGTGGGCTGACCCACGCGACCTGCCGCAACCCGAGGACGCGCGCGCCCACGATAACGCACCTTCGGTGACACTCAGGGGGTAACTATGAGGCACGACGGAGGCTCTGACGGTCACGGACAGTCGCTGTGAACACGCAGCTGCACGAGCATCTTCACGGGACTTTTGAGCGAGTTGACATTAGCTTGTACACCGACCACGGTGCTGTGCGGTAGGTGGTGTCGGACAGTGAGAACGTGAGGTGAACGAACATGGTCGTGGTCGCTGCTGCTCAGAAACAAGAAGATCTGATCGATGCGCTGTTCCAAGCTCTGGTCAACGACGGATTCATCGCGTACTGCTGCGGACCCAAGGACCGCCCCACGGCGGTGATCTGCGTCTACGAGTGGTCAGAGCACTTCGACGTGCTTACGCTGCGCGTGGACGGTCCGGCAGCAGCGGCGCGACTAGTCAAGCCCGCCGACGCGCTGAACCCGCCGGACACCGGCGACGACAACTGCGTGTGGGCCTGGGTAGGGGAACCAGATGGAGCGATGTGGGCCCTGTTAGATCTGCCACATCCTGCCCGCCCTGAGGCACCGACTGAGTTGATCAGGACTCCCGAGGCGCTGCGGATATCGCGCGAGGAGCAGCGCCCCATGCGGGTTCGGGTACCGGACGAGGGGAAAGCCGGCACCAGGGCCGCTCGGCTACTCCTACAAGAACCGAAAGTCATGGGCGAACGGTTTTTCAATGACCTACTCGATGAGGTTGATTCCAAGAGGGCCGCTGCTTTCGCCTCATATTTCACTAAAGATGGCACACTCCGATGGGGCAATTTCGAGCCCGTAGTCGGGCGCCTCGCGATAACAGAATTCACGGAGGGCTTCTTTTCTCTGATTGTCTCCGTGAGGCATGACGTGGACGATTATTGGCAGGTGGAGGGTGACCGCACGGTGACCACTGGCCGGGTGACGTTCACCCGGCACGAGGGCAGCGAAGTGACTGTACCTTTCATGACGTTGTCGCTTTTCACCCCCGATGGCACCAAAATGATTCACTACCAGGTCTGTCTGGATCCCTCGCCCGTGCTGATGCCGCAGCCGCAGCACTAAAAACAGAACTAGGGCCTCCCGTCCGTTACCTCTTCGGACGGGAGGCCCTAGTTCGGTGTGGTGTTAGTCGAACTCTCCAGCGCATACACCGGCAGTAAATGCGCTGAACGCATCGGGACTTACGACCAGGACAGCCCCGCCCGACTTGTGCGGGTTCTTACTATCTTGGATGGCGCGCACGCCACCCACCTTGGCGACCTCAACGCAGTTGGTCTGAGCCTGACTGCGCTTGGACTTCCTCCACTTAGCGGAGGTCAGGTCAAGCAATTCCATGGTATGTTCACTCTTATCTTGTTTCGTCGGCAACCTGCGCGATGATGGCCAGGCTCTCCTCGGGAGGGAGTGCCTGGCTGTGCAGGTCGTGGAATAACGTATCGAGCCGGGTTACGGTCGGGCATTCATCAATGAGGTGACCCCCACTGGCGCTTTCCACGTAGGCAAGATCTTTTAGCAGGCCCTTCGGAAAACGCAGTAGGGAAAAGGGTCCATCCATGCCGGGGTGTAAGCCCGCGTCGAAGGGTAGGACCCGGATCTCCACGTTCGACCACTGTGCTCGATCTAGGAGATGCTCTAGCTGTTGTACGGCCACCTCCTTTGGTTCGTGGGCGACCCATCGCAGCACCGCTTCGGAGATCACTGTGGTGAGCCGCAGAGGCTCGTCCTTGCCTACTACCGTCAGGTGCTCCTGGCGTAGTAGTCGGGCCGCGACCCGGTTGTTCACGGCCCCGCCGTCCACGCCAGCGACTGCGAACAGTCGCCGCATGTATGCCTCTGCTTGCAACAACCCCGGGACGATCATGCCGTCGTTGGTGCAGATTTCGGCCGCATCGTCTTCGAGCCCGAGGTAGGTAACAGCGCTTTCCGGGAGGCCGTAGGAGCCCCACCGGCTGGGAGTGTTGGCTTCCTCGCGCATCACTTGCAGCCCGTTGATAGCAGCCTCGTCGAGGCCGTAGCGACGACCGAGCAGGGCTACGACCTCGAACTTCGGCAGTCTGCGCCCGGCTTCCCAGTGGCGGATTCTGATGTCGGTTTTGTCGCCAACTTCGCGGGCGGCCTCTAGCCGCGTGACACCTGCGGCCTCGCGTACAGCTGCGAGCCGCTGACCGAACAACAGTCCCCCGATGCCTGGCACGTACAAACCTTAGTCCGTCCCTTCTATGCGCTCCTACCACCGGACGGGCAGTAGCGATCACTCAACGGTGCGTTATACCCCAAAGGGGACTGTCCCTCTGGACCGTACGACCTGTACCGTACGCCAGGGACCGTACAGCGCCAGGCGGTAGCCCTGAGCGCCGGAAGGACCCCACCGACGGAGGGGAGTCGTGACCGTGGACGCAGACCGCGCCTTAGTGGCACGGATCCTCGCCCGCCTGCGTGAATGCCAACTGCATGGATGCCTGCCCCCACCGCAGTTCGGCAGACGTCACCAACCTCCCCCAAAGTTGTTCGGCAAACACCACCGACCCCGGTCGGGCGCTGGCTGAGGGTGTACGCGTCGAGCCCCCGACCGTTCGTACTACCCACCAATCCCAGCGCCCGATCGGCTCCAGCAGGAAAGCGGGGCAACACCCCATGGCGAACCACCGGCTAGGGGAAACGCGGCCACGACGCGAGAGTTTTGAGATGGTCGACAACAGGAACATCGCGCATACCGTGACGTTCGACGAGGGCGCCGCCGGTCGCCGAGCCGGCCGGTACAACACGGAGTGCTGCCACGAGGTGATCGTGCCCGGCCCTCTCGCCTGGACGGGCCGCCGCTGCCCGGGACCAGGTGGCCCTGCTCTCGCCGCCCGCCGAACGGGCTGGAACCCGTTGATGATCCCGGCCCAACGGCGCGCATGACCGACCCTGAGAAGACTCATCGGTTCGTAACCACCGGCAAGGACCGCGAGGGCCGCAACCGCACCGTCATCGCGTGGCGGGAAACGGGGATGGAGGATCAGCGGGTGATGCGCCAGGTCGTGCTGTCGTTGGACGCCACCACCGCCACCGAAGCTGTCCTCACTTGCGGTCAAGCTGCTGAGCTGGCAGAAGCGCTACGGGAAGCTGCTGCCACACCTGCCCCGATTCCCGAGCAACGTCAATGACTCCCGGTCGGGTCCGTGTGAGTTGAGCGCGCATCCCCCGGTGCGCCGCCACGGACCCGACCGGTTCCCACACAGCACCACGGGCCACCATCACGTCACCATCGGGTAACTTGAGCGCGTCTGAAGTTGACACATGTGCTCATTTTCGATAGAAAATCGCGCGTGACTGCAACTGATGACCGCCGGGCGCCTACGCCCTACACTGGCAACAGTGGGGGACGGCTATGGGTGCTTTCGCCGATCGACGGCGCCGTGCATCTGTTGGCGGCCTCGGGCGTGCCCGGTGTGCTGGCCGCCCGCTGCGGACATCTACTACCGCCGACCGTTGCCTGCGGGTATCCCCCGCAGGGCAATGCGTGCGAAGGATGCCGGGTGCCGCTCATCTCCGATCCCCACGGATACGAGGTCTGCATCCAACGGAGGAGGAAGATTTAATGAGTAGTGAGACAGTCGAGTCGAGCGAGTCAGCACGATTAGCCGAAGCAGACACATTCGGCTATCACGGTCATTTACTCCCAGAGCCCGAAGCTGCATGCTCCGAAAACTTTTGGGAGCTGGTGGAGGTTTTGCACAATTACGTTTTTGTCCCTCCCCCGAGGAAACAACCCGACTTTTGGTTGCACGGCAGCGTCGGCTGACGTCGTCCACGCGATTGGAGTGAAGTGGCGCAACACCAAACCAAGCACCAAACCACGGTGCTCACCATCGACGGCCGGCACTACCCGAAATGTTCGTGCACGTGGTTCTCCATCCGGTACGGGGGCTACGACGACGAGGTCAGCGCCAACGCTGCGGCTACCGCTCACGTAAAGGAAAGGGCTGCGGCGAAGAGGACAGCGCTCTTGAAGAAGCAGCGGGAACGCATCATCGCGAAAGCACGGACCGTGGCAAGGCAACGCGCGTTAGCTAGGCGACGATGACTCACCCCCATACTGTGCCTGGTCGTTTCAGGACAACGGGGTTAACGGGGTGATCGGCGTTGAGCTACCACAAATGCCCAGGATGCTGCACGCGGATAAAGGACTACTTCGCATGCAAAGCGTGCTGGGCCTGGTTACGCGACGGGGCACCAGCGCTGGCCCTCGCGATCAACCAAGCATCCCGTCAGAGGAACTACAACAAGCTCGCTGCGGCGTGCATCGCCGCCGCGAACTGGTTCCTAGAACAACGAACCGAGGCGCCCAGTGATCTATCTGGAGGTGACGCTGAGCCCGGATTGCCGCTGCATCGAAGCAGTGCGGCGCCTCTCCGTTGAGCTAGGGCTTGACGTGATCGTGCACGAACAGCCACCGGAACTGATCGGCCCGTACGCCATGCTTTCCCCCGAATGCCCACACGGCAACAGCTTCTGGTGCGAACCGACCGACGGCCAGCGCACGGCGTGGATCGCGGAAGGTGTCATGTGAACCACTTCATCATGTCGGTGGTGCTGGTGCGCCGGGCGAAGCGGTGGATCGCGCACTGGTCACCGTGGCTCCTCGGGATTTTGTTCGCCGACCAGATCACGGGCCCATGGTGGACTGCCCTCGGAACTGATCTCGTGTTCCTGTGCGGCCTGGCTGTGCTGCTCGTAGCCGTGGGGCACAGCCCGAAGGGCTGCGAGCAGTGCAAGCGAAACACACCAGCTAAGCCGTGGGTGGCAGTCGCCAAGCATGGTTCGGCGCTGTGGGTGAACCACCACGCCTACCTAGTGATTGCGTCCGTGATCTTCGGATCGGTCGCGGCAGCATTGTTATTACCCAAGGGCCTAGGCGTGGCAGTTAGCGGGACGATGTACTGGGCCATGTGGATCGTCCTCATCCGGTCCAAGCTGCGGCATTTGACGTTGTGGCCCTGGTGCCCGATATGCAATCCCCCACGCGACGACGGTAGCGCCAGGCTGGTGCCGGACCCGTTGCCGGGACAAAAGGAGCGATCTGATATGGCAGCCCATTCCGCTTACTCTCCGGAGATTGTTGGTGTGCGTGAGGGCGCTGAGGTCGGGAGGAGCGCGGCCCTCCAGCTGGTGGTTGGTCTCCCGGTAGGCATGGCGTTGATCCTAGGTGCGTTTTTCGTCTTCCCTAGCGTCATGTTGTACGTGCTAATTGCGATTGTCCTGCTGGCGTCAATAATTCCCGTCATTACGTGTGAGTATCACCAAAAAGGGACATGGTCTTACGACAGTTCGGCATGGGGTTACGACGGTGAGGAATACCCACCCGAGAAGTTGCTGCACTACTTCTTCCGGCCCGCCAAGCCCCAAAGGTGGATTTTCCTCCCAGGTAAAGTCGAGATCACCCCCCCGGCGAAGAAGCTAGTCGAACGCTACCCGTTGATAAATGGAGAGGAGACCGTCCCCTATTTCCTTGACCTTCATCTGACTGGCCAATGGGACTCTCACTTTAGCGACCTCACCGACAAGGAACGGGTGCTGAACCATAAAGCCGTCGTCAAAGGCGGCCCCGTAATTTCGAGGTTCGGCAGAGGAGCCGAACTGATCTGGATCACGACCCGCGCTGACCGATCCCTGACCACGATCTCAACAGCTGTCCCGGACGAATGGGCAACTGTAGGCACAGGCATGATGACGAACTAATCCGATAACAAAACAAAACGAGAGG